ACTTTGATCGCTTTCTTGAATACTGCTACTGCTACCTTAACTAGCAGTCAGGTGGATTTCAGCGATTTTGCAGCCATCACACAAGATTATAGATTACAAATCAATGGTTCTGTGGCTGTCAATCCTACTACTGGATTGAGTAACGATGGTCTCTATGATATTACTGGTTTCGATGCTATGACCAATACTCTTACTTTGGCTATGGCTTTTGTTAGCTCCAGCGGTCTCAGATATGAAGTATTGGATCCAAGTGCTAGCGGCACCACCACTTATTTGATCCTGAACCAAAACGTGGTTCCTAACGGTAACCAGCTGAGAGTGACCATCGTGGATCAAAGAGACGCAGCCTTCTTCGATGCGGGTTGGGTCAATGCTTTGGCCGCTTTGGAAACCGTGGAATGCGACATTGTGGTCCCTCTACCAAATCAAACCATCAGCGTTATTTTCCAAAACGCTCTCAGCCACTGTATCGCACAAAGCAATATTGTTAACAGACACGAAAGAATTTTGTTTATCGGAGCCATCAATGGTTTGACTCCTGCCAACTTGACTGGTGCTCAACTAGCCGCAGTGGAAGATTTGGGTATCTTGGAAGGAATTCCAAACAACGATATTACTAGTACTTTAGCTGGTAACATTCAAGACATCGCTAACTACTCAGTTCCCAATGCTTATGGCTTCACCTTCCGTTGCGTGTATTTTTATCCCGACCAGATTGTGGTACAGGCCGGTGCTAACAACGTCTTGATTGATGGTTTCTACATCGCTGCTGCTGCCGCAGGTTACGCCAATGCAGACTTGGCTCTCCAGAATCCATTCACCAATAAGGTGTTTAGCGGATTCACCATCCTCAATAACAAAATGTTTTCTAACACCGTACTTGAATCATTGGCTGCTGCGGGTGTCACTACCCTCCAACCAGTGGCAGGCGGTGGTAGAGTGGTTTGGGGAATTACCACTACTCAATCTGGTTTCCCAGAAGAACAAGAAATCTCTGTCGTCTTTATTAGAGACAGAGTGGCCAAGGTACTTCGTGCCGGATTCGAGGGATTTGTAGGAACTCCTCAAACAGCAAGCACTGCAAACTCATTAAACACAGAAGCGGTTATTCTATTAAACTCCTTGATTGCGCAAGGATTAATAACGGCCTTTACTGGATTGACAGTAGTTCAGGATTCAGTAGATCCTCGTCAATGGGATATTTCAGTAATTATCCAACCAACATATCCAATTAACTGGATCTACATCACAGTTACCGTAGGTAATTTGGGAGCTTGATATATATACTTAGGAGTTAAAATAATATGACTACAGGCTATCCACAAACTGGTTCAATACTAAATCTAGGAGATGCATTCGGTACTAACACTACTGATACAGCAATTTCAACTAATATCTTGATTGCTGTCAGAACTCCAACTGGTTATCAACCAGTTGGTGCAGTTCAATCTATGGCAATCTCTGAAAAGAGATCTATTAAGATGATCGATGAAGTTGGAACAGATGGTCATATTGACTCTGTCCCTAATCAATCAACTAACATTACTGGCACTTGCCAAAGAGTTAGATTCCAAAAACTACGTGTTGCCGAAGCGTTTGATAGAGGCTTCTTGCATGTGGCTGCCCAAGTGTATCCTTTTGATATTGTTATCTTTGACAAGCAAAAGTTTGCTGTCAATGCTCAGGTAACTACCATTATTAAGAACGTTTGGATTTCTGGCATTGATTATACTTACCAAGTCAGCGATTGGGTTATTACCGATAGCATGAGCTGGGAAGCGGAACAAATTTATAGCCAAGTTAACGGTGGTCCAGCTGCTACGGGTGGTCAAGACAACTTGCTCAAGCCGTTCGGTGGAGCTAACAATCCAACCTGGATCGAGTCTCAAACCGATATGGGTTCCAGTGGCAGAAGAGGTTCTTTGGATGCTGCCGGTCTTATCGATATTGGAAGTGCTCAGTACCCAGCTTCTGTTGGTATTTACTAATCATTACTAACAATATAAAGTCTATAAAACGCCTGGTCTTCGTGATCAGGCGTTTTTGTTTGTTATATATTTAGTTAGGAGTTGTAAATGCCAAAGTTCGAAAGCCCAATTAGTTCTAAACAAATCAATAGTCCTCCAATGAAGGATTTTAGAGTGCCAGATGAAAGTGGATTTAACCCACCTCCTCCGCCTCCACCACATCGTCATGTCCAAGAGACGCAACCACCACCTTTTGATCCAGTAGCTATGAGAGAGTTTGAGTCTTCTATGCAGCCTCAACGAGCGCCCCTCCCAATGAAGGAGATGAGCGATGTAGAGAGGCAGATTTTCGAGGCTAAGAAGGCTAAGAGAGAGGGAAAAGAAAGATTGTCAGACGGTGCCAAACGTCGTATTGAGATGTTGATTGGTATGACGCGTATGACCAAGACCGTTGACATCGAAGGTAATAATTTTAGCCTGCAAACATTACAAAATAGAGAGGCTCGAGAAGCCTTGGTAGCTGCGGCCGACTATGATGGTACGGTACAATTTTCTTTTGAGTACTCTAAGCAATTACTGGCTCGCTCCCTAACACAAATAGCTGGCATCAGTTTCTCAGATTTTATCTCGTCCCATGATTTAGAAGATAAACTAAACTTTGTAGAGGACCTCCCACAAGCACTTTTCACCCGATTATATAATGAATATGTAGCGCTAGACGATGAATCAAGAGCTAAGTTTTCTCCTAAAACTGAAAATCAGGTGAAGGAGGTAGTAGAAGACCTAAAAAAATAATAAATGAACCGGAACATCGTTTTACTTGGGAATTATGCAAGATTTACCGTAAGTTACCCAATGATCCATTCATTATAGATATGGACCCGGTTCTCAAATTATGGTTATACCATCATTGGTTAGGCGATCAAAGAGATGATGCCGAACTAGCTAAAAATCACGCATATCTATTAGGATCTTTCTCGAATCCTGAGGCTGTCAAAGAAATGATGAATGATAATAAGCATGAATCTTCCGATGAGGATATGGAAGAGTCGATGAAGATGGTAATGGAGACCGATGTACGTAAGCTGGAAGGCGGACAAACTCCTAAAAGAAGAAGACGCAGAAGAGCAACTTTGAAGGAATAATAAATGGCCGATCCCACCACAACACCCACAGATCCAACAGCGCCCGTTATGCCGGATGTGGCTGCTACACAGAATGCTACTGCCGCCTACGAAGAGTATGGTAATGCTGCGCGCAAGGTAATTGAATATGAAAAGCAGCATCGAGACAGCTTGCATTTGAGTAGTACGGCTATGGGCTTTGCTACCACCGCAGCGGTAGGTGCGGCTAGCGGATTCAATCAATTGGCTCACGTTGATATGTCCAGGGTTAATACTTATACCAAACAGTTCGATGAGCTTGGCAATATTTTAACTAAAAATGGAACTATTGTTAAACTTTCTGTTGATAGTATGAATACATTAAAAAATGCTGTTGGGGCTATAGGAGGCTCTACTGTTGCAGGAATGACTGAAGCGATGAAAGGTGGAACTGAAGGATTGATTGCCTATGGCAAACAGTTAGCGGCAGTAGCCGATCAACAGGTTATAACGCGAGAATCTATGATTCAAACCATGGCTACCACAGGTGATTTGAGTGGATTGTATGCAAAAACTAAATATGATCTTTCTCAGCTCAACGCTATGTCGAAAAAAGTTACAGATTCTCAGATACTAGCGGATGGTGTTACCAAAATAGGCATCGAAACTGCAAGAAATTGGCAAGCACAATTATTTACTATACCTGGCGTACAAAAGGAATTAATAGAAAATACTGGTAGAATGACGGCAAAAACGGACTTTTTTACTAAGACTGTCCAATTCGCTAAGGGAGCCGGCCGAGATTACAGTACTATGATTCAAGACATGACCGTAGCTACCAAAGAGATGGGTATGTCTCAAGAAAAGGCTTTCCAATATACGGCAAGAATGACTGAAGCTGCCGAAGTGATGGGAGTACCCGTGGATGATCTACGTATGGCCATAAATTCCTCTGCCGATGCTTTTCAAGCCTATGCTTCTAGTGGCGAACATGGCGCTAATGTGACGGATGGTTTAACAGAATCCATGACAGAATACATCAAGTCTCTTAAAGACTCTGGTGTTCCGATGGCAACCGCTATTAATCTAGGTAAAGAAATGGCTGGCACTTTGGGTAGTATGGGCTTAGCTCAAAAATCTTTTTTGTCTTCTTCCACTGGCGGCCCTGGTGGTATGATGGGTGCTTTCAAGATTGAAGAGATGCTCAAAAAGGGAGACATCCAAGGTGTGCTTAGAAAGCAAAGAGAGGCTATGGAAAAAATGTTGGGACCTATTGTTTCCACCGAAGAAGCTGCTAGCAGTGAAGCCTCTGCTCAGAAGATGACCAAGCAAATTATGCTACTCAGACAAGGACCTTTGGGTCAATATGCCAAAAGTGATGCTGAGGCGGAAGACCTCTTAGATGCTATGAAAACTGGGGGAGGCCTTAGTGCTCTTGGCAAAGGCAATGGCAAGGGTGGGACCGCATTAGGAGATGTCAACAACAACCTAACTTTGCAAAAAGCTATTGAACAAGGAAACAAGTTAGCCCAAACTACAGATACTAGTGTTTCTAAAATAGAGGCTATGGTTAGACAAGCTCAACTAAGAGCTGGCATGGATGTAGGGAATAAAATAGGTCAGTTTACGGCACGTTCTGCTACTCGTAGTGGAGCTGGGGAGGGTATTCATCCAGAGTTACAAGCAGATTTACGTCGAGGCATGTTAAATGCGGGGTCTTCTTCTGCTTTGTCTTCTGATCAAGCTCCTAAAGATTTGAAAAGCATTCCATCTTCTTTGGGTATTTTAGGTAGGGCGGTGACCGAAAGTGGTAACAGTAATAAAGCGACCAACAGTGCCGCATCTATGAATCAAGATCTCATTAATAGAAAAGAGGCTATCTCTAGTGCATCTAGCGCAGATATCCAAATGCCTAATAAGGCAGAAGGGATGTTTGGGGCAGCCATACAAGATACAAGCAATTTAGCTAAAAATCCATCCGCTCCACAAAGCGGAGGAGATATTTTTGGTGGTGGTATCGGTCAAGGATATACTCCAGCCGGAAGACAAGTAGGTCAAGCCGTTCAATCGCCCAAGGGAGACGAAGATACCTTCGGTGGTAAGGGATCTAAAGCTGGAGGCGCTACTGCCGCTTCCACCACGATGCAATCCAATCAACCTATACCAGTTATGTTAGCCGATGGCAGCAGCATCACAGTCAACTTTACAGGTAAGTGCCCACATTGCAACTGGAATATTCATTCTAGTGAATCTGCCAGAAGCGTAAGCCCACAATCTAGTAACGGATAAAACAAGGATTTTCTTATGGCTACCTTTTCTCTTAACTCAGCTACGCAAGGTACTAACAGTCTTGCTGCCTCTCTTAACTCAGCTGATCCTGTTACGCAAGCGCAACTTGCTTCTAGCGGATCTTTGGCCTCTTCTACGCCAGTAGGTAGCGGTAATGACTTGCCTTACGCACAAATTGTGCCAGGCGTCAATGCTCAAATTGTTAGAAACATCATTACTTGGTATGTTCCTCAATTTGGTACCGTACAGATGTTTATCAATCCACAAAATATTACTTATAATCACAAAAAGCTAATCAACAAAGATAGAACTAAGGGCGGATATACTTTACAATATTGGGGAGAGGAATTGAGCACTCTCAATATCTCGGGAACCACAGGTAGTTCGGGTATTGAAGGCATTAATATGTTATATGAGATTTATCGTGCAGAACAATATGCTTTTGATGCGGTGGGTTTAACCTTGGCTGCCAATAACGCTGCTGCGGATGTTTCTAATAATATTTCAGTTGGTGTGGGCGGAGCCATAGGGCAAGTCTTTGGTGGTACTAATTTAGTGTCAGGATCCAATACCGCTGGTATTCTAGGTGGTATATTAGGATTGAACTCACCACTTAATACTTTGTCAGCTAGAAATATTCCTACTTTGGCTTCTTTGGCTTTTGCGGTGGAAATGTATTATAATGGCTGGGTGTATCGAGGATTTTTTGAGAGTATGACGGTCACGGAAAGAGCTGACAACTTCTTACTAGATTACCAAATGCTCTTTACTGTTACTCAAAGAAGAGGATATAGGACTAATTACTTTCCTTGGTCGGAAAGTCCGGTCAGTGGAGCTAGCAGCTATACCACCCCCGGTTCTTTCAGTGGTTATACAGTTGCTAATACTAATACGGGTGTAAATATTGGTGTAGCCAATCAATCTTTGGCAAGTACATTAATTGATTTATTGTAAGGGGATATGTATAAATGTCTGATTTTTTAGGTTTGTTAGGGAATGCTATAAGTTCTCAATTTGGATTAGCCACCAGTGATACCACTTCATTGAATGAGGTAATTGATGGGCAACAACTTAGCACTGGCAGTCTTGGTGGTATAGCTTCTCAATTCGATCAATCCATAGAACGTAGATATACAGAAGAAGGTTATTTACGCAGAGATCCTTATGAGACAGACCCTCGTTTATCCGAGGTTTTGTGGCAGCAGCCTAGTGCTACCGTCTTATTCAAGAAAAAGATGTTTTCTTCTATTGCAGAAAATTATCGCCCTGACTTTATGGATCAAGACGAAAAATTGTACTATAAGGCTATGTGCCTGCTCTTCCAAAACAAATGTACACAAATTGCGGCTCTTGAACAATTGAGCAAAATTTCGCAAGTTACAGCTGCGGTGGGCAGCATCGCTCAACAATTATTGCCGGTCATTGTGACTTTGGCCGATCAAGCCAACAACGGTTATGCCACGGGCAGCGGAACTGGTTTATTTCCTAATGGCAATCCCTTTGCCCCATCAGATGCCACCAGTTTTTTCCAAACGGTAGATAGACTGCGAGTGTTGCAAGCTTATAATTTTACCTCCTCCTACACTAGTTGGATTACCGATCCTACCGATCTATTTCAATCCACTTTTGGCCCCGGTACGGGTGTCATTGAAATAACTAATTTTACTAGCCTCAACACTACTACTAGTGTGGATATTTTAAGTCCAGGCGGTTTTACACTTTCTATTTCCGATCCCTATGAGTCAATGTTGATTACTGATTATGATATCGAAATAGCGCTTAGTGATGCCACTAATGCTTATTATAATAACCAAGCTATTTCACAGGGTGTAGTAGCGGCCAATCAAACTATTACTCAGCAACAAAATATGCTTAATCAGGCTCGTAGTTCTAGAAATGCCAGCCCTATTTCTTTCAATGTCGATCCTAATACTATTTTAGGGCAGCCTATTACTGCCATCATCGATAGTTTAGGTTTAGAGATACCTTTTACTTATAATGCATTTGGTGGTTTAATAGGTTCCAGCAGCGCAGTGTCGGTACCAGCCGATTATTTGCGCGGTGGTAATTTGGCAGGATACAATGGCCTAGATGACGGTACATTGCCTATCGGCCCTGATAGCAATATCGTTCCGCTCTTTGGCAGTAGTGAATTGTCTTTGTTCAACGCTATTATTACTGCTACTTTCCAGCAACTGACTTTGTTGCAAAACACGTCCACTAACTATGTGGCACAAAATCAACTGACCAATTACGCCCGTAAAAAATTGCGTTTCAATTTTTCTGGTTTGCTAATCATTCAACCTATGGATACTGTACATATCTATATGAACTCACGTAGCCAATACGATGCCAAAGTTTTGTCAGGACTACAACAGATGTTTAGTGGTGTGGGTATTCTAGGCAATCTCAACGATATGGCTACCTCATTGGTTAATCAGGTTGATACTCTGCTTAATCCCTCTGGCAATATTGCTATGCAAGCTGAAAAATCTATTTATGTCGGCCCTGATTTTCCTAATTATTTGTGGGCTCTATTGCGAACACAATTCGTGACAGAAATAGAAGGCACTCATGTTTTTGCGGGCGTAGTGGAGCACGCTAATGACAACTGGGCAGATGGCAAATTCACCATGAACATAGATGGCAAAGACAACACTGCCTACTTCGATCAAGGTAAAATCAATTTCAAGCCAGGCGTGGATGCATTCAATGGTTTGATTTTTGATCCGCTTACCCCTTTCAAGTCCAACTTTGATAGCTTCACGGGTAATGCTTCGGCTCCCGTCACTTCTCAGAATTCTTCTAACACGCCCCAGCTTTTAGATGAGAATATGTATCTCTTGTCGGAGACAGCTTCTGGTTCTCTGGTACGATATAAACAAGGGGCTTTGTTTGGAGAGAAAGCTACACAAGGTAACTATATCCAGGACCAAAATATTGATCCAGCCACTGGACGTCTGACCAAGATCTTTTATGCTCCCGATGGGCTGGTTTATAAGTGGAAACAAGGTATTGGTATTTTTGCACAGTCCGGCAGCACCGCCACTCTCAATGATCCCAATCTGGTAGGTAATCCTAATATTTTCAACGAGCCTTTTGCTGGCCTGGATGTAATGAATGTCCTATCCTTGTTAATTGCAGGCGTCCCTTATAATTATGCCACTTACTTCAAGGCCACTTCTAATTTCAATGGTTTCACTGGCGATCCGAACAGTAAACAATCCAACTCTAATTCCTTTATGGATTCTTTGAGACTTAATTTGGTGAAGACTAATACCTTGTGGGGAAATTTTATTCCCTTCAAGACTTTGACTATGAACGAGGCTGCTATCGCTCAGTCTATGCAAGCTCAATTCACCGCTACTCAAATCAATTCTGATTTGGACAAAAAGCTCCAACAATTTTCTAATTATCAAACTCAACTAGTAGCTTTGGGAGCCATCAACGCCCTATCCAATTCTAGAAATATTTCTACGCCAGCTGAGAGCGGTGTCCTAGCCCAACAAAAAAGCACTTTGCTAGCCCAGGTTACTAATTTACAAACAAGTATTCAGGGGTCTATCCAAGCACTACAAGCCGCCTCCACTCAGTTTTCTAGCCAAACTGGGACGGGTCCTGCCGATGCCACTAATTATCTAACCAATGGTACCAACGATCCTTCTGATAGCCAAGCTCGTAAAACCATTCGTCGAGAAATTAATTATTTGACCAGGCGTATGTCTTATGACGTTCGTGCTAATGAAGACAAGAATCTTTTTATAGTGGACGATTATTATGATGTGGATTATGACATTGCTGCCTTCAACTCTTCTTTGACAGATGGCTTGAAATTGTATAGCAATACTTACACTAGTGCTCGTGAAAATATTCAGACAGCTGCCGACCTACTAAACTTAGAAGTTTTTGCTGACTCACAAGGGCATATTCGAGTCAGGCCACCACAATATAATAGGATGCCTAGCTCCGTCTTTTATCGTATGTTATATCTCAAGCAAACTTTGGGTATTCAAGTTTTCCCAGACTTCCTCAATAACTTATTGACTAATCAGTTGAGTAGCCTGCAAACACAGATAGAAATACTAGAAGATCAAATACGATTAGATTGTGCTATCTTGAATCAGTATCCTAGCTTGGATGTCACTGGTGACCAAGCAGCTCAAATATTTCTTGTCTCTTTCAATCCACAGGGTGCTACCTTTGGGTTCTTGTCCAACGGTGCTACCGATAGTATTGGTGATATCAACAATTTGGTGCAACAAGCTAACCAAGATGTGGCTAATGCTGGTGTTAGTCAGGGGCTAGGTGATTACAGTATTATCAAGGCGGCTGGCACTTCCACCAAACAACTTTTTACTAACGCCGCTTCCTACACATATTTGCTGTCAGCTTTGACGGCACAAAACCAAGCACAGGGTGGCATCCAAGGCGGCACTAACGTCAATAACCAACCTACCACTGGCGTCTTCCAAAGCAGTTTGGTGCAAACATTGATTACTCGCATTAGCACTAAGTCTGGACAAACAGTTAGCAGCTCTGACTACCTTACTGCCGCCGGCCCCAATCAACCGCTAGAAATAGCTACCGGACAAACCATCGATTTTTTCAAGGTGACCAGCCAACTGACTACCTATATGATGCAGTGGCAAACACAAGTTAAACTTTTTTATCATACTCTCAAAAATACCGCAGAATATCGTTCCCTGGATGATGACACCACTACCGGCAACACAATGCAGAATGCAGGTATCTTCAACAATCAAAATATTCCAGAAGTTTATGAGCATATGATTGAAGACGAGACCTACGATGATTATGGACTCAATTCAGGTCAAAGATATGTCATTAAAACCTCGCAAATCAAAAATCTTGCCATTGGACAGAATGCACCTCCTTGGACGACAGTACAGGTGGAAGGCACTCTCTCACCTCTCTTTGATCCTGCTTCAGGTGGTGGAGGCCCTGCTGGTTTCAATAATTTTCCAGGTGGTGGTAATGGATTAGTGACCGCTTTGGCCATCGATTACGATATGTGGCGTAACTATGGTTTCAAGGATGCCAAAGTGATACGAGTTCCCTTCTTGACGGATCCAGTTACTCAATGTGGTCCTTATGCGGCTATGGTATTAGCTCGTAATCGTTCCAATATTTTGCAAGGCACTTGTACTATTTCTGGCAATGAGTTTATGCAAGTTGGAGAAGTAGTATATTTGGAAGATCGTAATCTGCTTTTCTACATCAAGTCAGTTAAACATAATTATACCGAGGGACAATCTTTCACCACGTCTTTGGATCTAATTTATGGTCACTCTATTGGTGAATATATTCCCACCTATTTGGATACTGTAGGTAAATTGATCTATAAGAACCAAGACGTCACTAATACCGTTATTCAGCGACAAGACTCTTCGGCTAATGAAAAGAACTTGGGTATCATTCAGTTATCTGGACAGCAACCCACCGCCAATATTTTATACACTGGTAGTGAGGATGATAATATTAATTCTTATTCTGCTACCAATCAGACGGTAATCAATAATATCTTGTATACTACTAATTATGTTATTAACTCTAATGGTCAGCCAGGTAATAACGTGACTGCCGCTATTGAACTTAGAATATACTATGATAGCAATACGCCCGTTAATAGTAATTTACAAAGTATGGCTCAACAAGTGCAATCTAATTTATTAGGAAGTTCGCAGGGTGTCCAAAGTCTCCCTACTACCAATCAACCTACGCAAAATCAAACTTTGCCAGCAGGCTCCGTGACGGTGGTGACCGTTAGTATGGACAGCCAAACCGAATATAGATCCCCGTCTCAGCAAGCCATTAATGCGGCCAGAAATCAAATGGCCAATACTAGCACTAATACGGGTCCGAGCACCCCTACTAGTTCTAGTTCGCTAACTGCCAATAATACTACCCTAAGAACTAATTTGTATAGTTATATCATTGATTGCTGGATTACTTTTACCCCAGTACCAGCTACCGTATCTAGTAGTAGCACTGCTAATCCAGTTGCCTAAATGAGGAGATAATGCCTAACAATAGAGGAGTCAATTCTTTCGATCCACCAGCTAATATGATTAGGAATGGGACTATTGTCGGATATAATCCCACCACTAATACGCTACAGGTGCGTCTAACAGAAAACTCTTCTCTCAAGGGAAAGCCTATTCCTGTGTCGGTGCCTGCCTACTTTCCACTTTCGGATAGTAATGGCGCCTTTATTGGGACACTGCCTGTCAAGGGAACTACCGTCACCCTTTCTCAAGCAGCTGGTGGTCAATTCTATATCGTCAATCACCAGCAAGAAAGTCTGAATAACATTCCAGATCTCACTCTGGGAGAAATGCTGCTATACACCACCGAAACATCATTTGTGTCTTTGGACATGGACAGCCATATCTATGCTGGCTCGGATACTAATAACATTCATATTTTTGCGGGTAGTCAGCAATATCCTAAAACCAATTTTATCACCCTCAACTTTGAGAACGAAAACCATTTCAATCAAGCCTATCGTGAAGTGGGTGGTTTGGTCAAAAGAGATTTACGCCCTAATCCATTGGCCGCCTCCTACGATGGTAGTTCTAAATTAGCAGATGACTCTTACGACATTTTCTATTCTCTAATTGGTTTGGATCCTACTGCTACCGCTAACGATCTACCTATCGGCCCCACTAAAAATCCACCTTTGGTAGAGCATCGACAAATCGTCTATGAGTTTCAATACCAATCGGATGTAGAATCTGATACTACCGAATCAAACAAATACACTTCCAATCCTCCTACTTCTCCTACTTATGTAACTCAAAATCGTCGTGCCAGTCGTGCCGATACTATGAGCCTCAGTTTAGTAGAGCCTAATTTTTTGATGGAAGAAGTTAAGGGAACTGTGGTAGATATCTTTGGCAACATTTTAGATCTCAATCGAGGTGGTTTGCCAGTGGGTCTTAGTGCCTCTACGACTTTACGCACCACAGGAACTACCGCTAGCACTAATGCTCAACAATCTTATCTCAATATTCGAGCTTTGGAGCGTAAGAGCATCGCTTATCATTTAGAGATTAATGCTCGTAAAGATCCAGCTCCCACTTTTCCTGGGGTGACGCAAATAGATCTCAGTATCAATGCCGATAATTACAATGCCAAATTGCTACGTAGTAGGTTTTCTCTCGATGTAGATAAGGAAGGTCAGTTCAAGCTCAATGTTCCCGCATCTAGTAACGTGGGCAACATACCACTTCTAGTGCGCCCAGAAAATTATTCAACTTTTGCTACCACCGATAGCGGCAATCCAAATCAAACTTGGTTTACCCCCAGCCCCAATAATACTGGGCAAGATATCTATGTTGATTCCTTTGCGGCTCCTATGACCACCATCAATAATACAGGAGTACCTACTTTCACCAATTCTTTCAATCACGGCTCGATTAAGCTGATAGATGGAGACACGGGCGCAGATCAGGGGCCGGTGGATCGTATTAGTCAGTTTGTGGATAACAACCCCTTCAACATTAGGCACGGCACTGTGTTTCACGATATTTTGCAGACTTGTTATTTAACCAGAGACAGTACAGAAGTATTGAGCTTCCCTACCGGAGGCGTTAACAACGTTCCTGTTACTTATCTCTCGACTGATATGGCAACTAACGCTGCGGTAGCCTCTCCCCAAATTATAGTGACGGGAGCAGGTGCTAATGCGGGAGGCCGTAGTGGGTCTATCAATTTTGACGGCTCTATCGAAATGAATGTGGGCGCCAATACCATTGATCGACAATCACTGTGGCTGGACACCGCAGGAGGCGCTGTAGTCAATCTTGGTCGTGACACACAACAACGTAGTTTAGTGATGGGGATGGACGGACACGCCTTCATACAAATTGGTGGCTATGGCATTTCTGGGGATGCCAGGTTCGATGCCTTGGGACAAGACGGGTTAGTCAATGGCATTTTAGATCTTCGTATTTATAGCGGCGGTTTTGTGCATATGATTAGAATCGACTCTTTGGGTATGGTTTTGATGAGCCCCGGTCGTGTCGGTATTCACGCTGGACAAGGACTTACTCTCAGTTCTGATGGTGATATGGTAATAGATTGTGAAACCCTCACTGTACAACAAAGAGGCGTTAAGAAAGTTTTTGGAGGATCCTTATAATGGAGAACAATATGAAAAAATTGAATTCAGTAGTATATCAAAAGCTACTTTTGCAAGCGGAAGAAGCTAAGGACCAAGATATGGTCAAGCTATCCACAGGACTGCTCAATGCTTTGGGTCCCGTTCCCGAAGATGAGTTAGTTAGCTATAATTTCGAGGAATTACAGGGCGATATCTATACTGGTTTATGGAAATTAGCTGCTTGCGTAATCAAATATCACGATTTAGATAGTGTAGACGCAGAAAAAGTGCATCAAGTATTAGAAATTTATTCCTCTAAATTAATTGAAGAGATAGAGCAGTCTTTGAGTGTGGATAATACTCAGGTAGGTCCTTTGGAAATTAAGGTACCTGGTCAAGAGTGATATATAATAAGGGATAGAAGGAAAATAAATGTGTCCATGTAGCCCTAGTGATGTCTCTTTCCCAATTCCCCCTCCTGGACCGCCTGGTTTTCCGTTTTCGGAGCCTGCCTTCTCTTTACCATTCCCATCGGGCTTCCCCGAGGACCTTCTCTCTATCCTCAACCTATTAGAACTACTGGTACCTTCTGGCCCCCTAGTTCCTCAATTAAGCCTCAACTTTGGCAAAGATATTTTTGATGCCATTATGAAGTTGCTAGATCAATTTATGCCGTTTTTGATGTTATATAAATTTTTCTTACCTATTCTAGAACTTATTATTTGTATTATCGAAGTACTATGTTCTTTGATGAACCCCTTTGCTCTTATCGGTGCTTTGGATAGATTATTTACACAGTGTATTCCAAACTTCTTGAACTTATTTCCCATTTTTGCTTTGATCATAATGATTATCTCTTTGCTATTGTTACTATTAGCATTAATTGAATATATTATAGCTCAAATTCTGTTATTTGTAGAGGCTCTGCTTCGTAACATCAATGCTTTGGCTATTGCTTTTCAGATAGGTAACGCGGTAGGCGTTTTAGCCATTGTTAATAAATTAGGCACTTTGTTGTGTGTCTTCCAAAACCTCTTTGTCTTACTAGCTCTCTTTGGAATTATTGTCGGAGTTATTCAGGATATTCTGGGCATGATTTTTGCTATTCCGCCTTGTGAAGGTGGTGATAATAGTAATTGCTGCGGCCCACTAACCTGCCCTACTATCGTGCAAAATCCATACACCAATAATACGGGAACCCTACAATATCTTAACGAAGTAGATTTCAATACTGGTATCGCTATCGGACTCAATTTTTTGACTTCGGATTTGCGTGCGGAAAGCTGGCAATTGTATGATGTCAATCAAACCTTGCCACAACAATTTTGGAACATTGTAGATGGTTATGATGTAATTGCAGATGGATACAATCCACCTCCTGTTTATTTCCCTACTACTTCTACTTTCACAGCCACTACCGTGCCAGCACAAGCCGCTTACACCGTCAACCTTAGACTATTTTATAATCCAGCGCAATGGGGAAGGGCTGGAACACCAGAGTATATCAGATTTAATAATTGCATTGTTTTAGCAGCTCCCACTCAAAATCTTGTCAATTACGATAATCAAAATGTCTCCGTTCCCAATGGCGTGCTGTACATAGCGGGTGGCGCTGGGTTTAAGGACGATAATAAGACGCAACTAAATGGTTATGCAGCTGATGGTTATACTCCACTTTCACCTTTCACGCAAGCCACCCTCAATAATTTCTTGCATCAACCGGTAACCTTGACTAGCTCTACCTCTCTACCAAATGATGGGTACACTTTCTCTGATATCACTTACACTTTCACGCCTAACTTGCCAATTTTGATGCAGGCTAATTTGGTGACGGCCGGATGTCAGCCCCAGGTTATGATTTCTCGAGCCTTCGTTAACAATGTGATGTTTGCTAACATTTCTTCGCAAACAGCGGAGCTCAAAAACATTGTTAATAGTTCCAATTTCCCTGATCCTACTGGTGCCGAGCAATGTTTGTTGGCGGCTATTTCCGCTCTTCGTGCTAATATGACTACCAGTGGTGTAGCCGAATTTCAATCCACGGCTAGTATTTGTTTATCCACTTTGCAAAATAATACTCAAAATGCCTTGGCTTCTGTTATTGGAGTGGGTTTTAGTCCTTGCAATAGCAATTTCACTCTAACACCGGAAACACAATTTACCACGCAGCCCATAACTGTTACTGTTAATCTTAACGAGAATAATGGGCTACCACTAACCAAGGGTATCCCTGCCACCACTGCACAGGATTTGGCCTCCTTTATTATTGGTTATCCAACTTTCGGGAAACTAACTCAATTCTCTTACGATGGTTATCAATCTTTTACTGCCTATTTGACTAGCACCGTCCCAGGAACTGGCAGTGTAATGGTAGCTTTCCAAAATCAAATTTTATGTACTAACACCTTACCAACTGATGGTTCTACCCCAAGTCACACTTTACAATCTCTCGATTATCAATTTGTCTACGCCCCAGTGGCTGGAAACTTGCCTGGTACAGGTGAAGGTGATACTACGGGTGAACCAAGAAGAGATGCTGGCGATTTATCCAGAGATAGTGTGGGAGTTAGTTAATGACAACTACGACTAATACTAATAGCAACACTCCTCAAAGTAATTATCAGAGTAATCAAAATTATGATGCTGATGTGGCCACTCTGTTCAAGCATTTTGTCACGGGTGGTAGTACGCCTAACGATAATGAGCCGGGAGAAAATATTGGGATCGATGATATTCGTGCTCAAATTAGTCCTAGCGTCACTAGCACGGGCACCACTACTGCAAATCTAATTACCTCTCTCAATATCAATCCTAATACTAATGCTCCCGCTCCTACTCCTAATACCACCACCCCTGTATTGTTAGTACAAGAGAGTAGATGTCATGCTTTTTATCGTATTTTGGGTTTGCCAGTAGTTAGTGCTAATGCTTCTAATTTTTACAATCCAGGTTTTGATATTACTAAAAGATACTATCAACAACTCGGTTTAACACAATCTATCCCACTTAGTGAAAAAATTACTATCGCTAGTGCGGTCGGAAAACCTTTTGAGGCCATTTCCGCTGCTCGAGAAACTTGGGCAGCCACTACGTCTCAAATTTTCAGCTCTCCCACTTCGGTTGAGGCGGGTGTCCTGGCACTGACTTCTGGCACTTATGGAACGGGTGGCACTATTAATAAGCGCCTATTTAATGTCCTCCAAAAAGTGACTGGCCCTTTTGATTTTAATAGTGCTCATCAAACTTACGCTATTGCTAGCCTGACTAGCTTGGTGGGCGATTCTGAGCAGCTGTTAGCCACTTTCCAAGACGCTAACGCCAACACTATTTTATCCGCCTATGTCAGCGGGACTGGCGCTTCCGCAGTTTTTAGTGCCAAGAGCCCTAGCACTACTTTTTTTACGCATCAACATATTATCGCTCCTTTTATGGTGGATCCTAGAATTGATTTTAGTGTATGGAGCAACGAGTCCAAAACTTTCAATGGAATGTCTAAGAGAATAGCTGTCCCTTTCGTTCCAGATGCCAGTTTTTTGCAAGTGAGTAGTACTGCTAATGCCGAGCGCCCCGTTATTGAACAAATTATCCGAAAGAGAATGTATCAGGCTAACCAAGCTACTGAGGCTGGAGCCAATTTGGCTAATGCGCAAGCGTTCATACAAAACGATCCAACCATCGGAGCTATTCCTTTCATTGGTAGTGCTCCGTTAAGCAATATTTTTAGCAGTGCTGTGTTCGGATTATCACAACAGAATTCTTTTGCTGATACACTTTCCTATTTGCAGTCCCTTATAAAGAAATTAGTAGTCTCTTTGCAGAAAGTTCATTTGGCACAGGGAATTTATTATTGGCTTCCTATGCCTAATACTACTGGGCCAGAGGGCGGCTCTAATATTCGTGATGTGCCTCTTAACCAAAATTTTTCCAATAATCTAGTAACAGACGAAGACTTCAACATTATTTACAATCAAACACAGGTTTTATTCTCCAACATCACCGTGGCTGCTACCCAGGCTAACGCCATCCCAGATAGAGGTGGTTATGCTTTTGGGGGTAATTTTAGTTTCAACAAAGATACTACCGATGCTCAGGGAGATGTCAGCTCTAACACACAAAATAACTTAGCCGCTAAGAGAAACAAAATACTAAATGATGCTAGTGATGCCCTGCAAATTATTGAAATGATTATGGGAGAGTTTAGTGGATTGGGCTTATGTGATATTTTGGCTGTTATTGGCGCTCTGTATACTATGCCAATGACTAACTTAGTAGGGTTTTTAGATGATGACGCCTACCTGCGTGCCAGTGTTTTGTTGGGGGCAGGATTACCAGCAAGAACCGGAATTAGTGATTCTATGACGGCTCTAATGCAGGGAGTAAGTGGATTTTATCAAATTATGGATCAGGTCTTTGTAGATACGGTGGGCAATGGTTCTCTCAATCTAACCTCCTAATATTTTTGCATTATGGGAAGGACGGATATGCCCACTACCAACTTGAAAAAATGTAAAACATGTGGATTAGCAAAATCCATTGATAACTTTTCTATTTGTTTAATAAAGAATGGTAATATCTATTATCGTGCCGAATGCAAAGAGTGTAGAAAGCCAAAACAAGACACATACAATCAAAAATATTATGAAGAAAACGGGGAAAAGCGCCGTACACAAGAACGAGAAAGATATCATAATGGTGGTAAGGAGGCTCGTAAAGCATATAATAAGAATTATGGCGCTATGTATCGTCAAAATCCAGAAAACAAAAAGAAAAATAGTAAACGTGTCAATGAGTGGAGCAAAAAGAAACGTAAAAATGAACCTGGTTTTGCAATACGTCAAAATGTTTCGCGTGCCATTAATGCTACATTGCAATTAACCAGTAATACTAAAAATGGACAAAGTTTTTTACAGTTTGTTCCCTGGACATTGGGTGAGTTAAAGCAATATCTTGAACAACAATTCGAACCTTGGATGACCTGGGAAAACCGTGGAAATTATGTGAAATCTCGCTGGAATGACCACGATCCTTCCACTTGGACATGGAATATCGATCACATTATCCCACAAAGTGATTTGCTTTATACTTCGATGACAGACGACAATTTTAAGAAATGCTGGGCGTTAGAAAACTTACGACCTTACTCAGCCAAACAAAATATAATAGATGGTACTACCAAAATACGACATAAAAAAGAAGGTGAAAAATGAGCTACGATCTCCAGCTCGTAAACGGTGATCTTGTGATTGGTCAAGGAGAATTACAAACTGTAACCGACTCCCAGAAGCTAATACAGGACATTCTAAAAATCTTACTAACCGAAGTAGGGGCTGATCCTTTGCAACCTTCTTATGGCTCTTATTTGTCTCGCTCAGTCATTGGTAATGCTTTGCAAAACGGATCTATTGTCCAAATTGCTAAATCGCAAATCAATACTTGCTTAGTCAATTTGCAACAATTACAACAGTTGCAGGTCAAATCGATGCAAAAAGTTAGTGCAGATGAACAACTTGCAGCTATTACTGGTATATCAGTAATTAGAAGCTCGTTTGATCCCAGATTGTTCAATATCAAAGTAAGTGGACTAACCAAGGGATATCAACCAATTAGTACAAGTTTTACGCTGAGTACCATATGACAACTATCACCCTACAAGATATCTGTAAAAATAGACTAGAGAAGGCGGCCTAATGGTTGTTATTAGGAGTGTATCGGAAATAATTTCTAACTTGCTCAGTTTTTTTCAGCTTGCGCAGCCGAACCTAGATACTAAGCCTGGCACAGTGGCTCGTGACTTGATGATTGAGGGCCCTTCCGCCCAATTAGCTTTGCTTTACGATGAGTTACAGAGTGTTTCTAATTTGCAATCTCTCCGCTTATCTATTGGTACCGACTTGGATAAGTTGGCTAAAAACTATGGTTTGACCAGGAAGCAATCCACCCCTTCTACTGGTGTTGCGCTTCTTACCTTCTCTTCTCTTAATGCTACTATCGCTATCAACGCAGGAGCCCCAGTCTATACGGCAGGAGGTTTAGGCTTCACCGTGGTCAACGGCATTTCCGTAGTTCCTTCTAACATCAATACGTATCGTTCCACGGCCACCAAATTTGCTGCTCAGCTAGCCTTTGTCGGCATTACCGATCAATATGCGGTAGAAGCGACAGTGATTGCTTCAGCTCCGGGCTCCGCAGGCAACATTGGACAATATACTATCACCACGGTTAGTATCCCTGGCATTAGCAATGTTACTAATACGGTGGCTTTTTCCGGTGGTACCGATCAAGAGACCGATGCGGCTTTTAGAAACCGTATCCTAGCGGCTTTCAGCGGTTCCAGCGTTGGTACCTCCTTAGGTTATCTAAACGCGGCCTTGGGCGTTACAGGCGTCTTGGATGCTGTAGTTATTGGGCCAGGCAATCCGCTGATGACTCGTGATGGCACTGTTTCGGAAGTCATCAATGGTGTCTTGACTGTAGTATCAGAGGGTTCGGGTGGCAAAGTTGATATAGTTGTTCTTGGAACAAACGATGTCTCCAATACGGATACTTTTATCTATGTTGATAAGAGTAATGATAATAATCCAGAAAGTCCAGCTAACAACTTTGTTTTAGGTCAATTAGCGTCTAACGCCAATATGAGTGTGAGCCAAAAGAGAGTTACTGATATCCAAAACGGACAGCTGCCCGCCCAACCCGTAGATTCTATTATTCAAGTTACCGGGTCTATTAGTGGTGCTAATTTTATTCCGTATAGCGTAGATGGTTATGGTCGTCCTTCTGGTAATTACCAGTTGGTTAAGGATACGGGTGTCTATCGTGGTAGCCCTTTTGGTTTCGATACTTTTGAGTGGACTAGCAACCAAATTGTATACCAAGAAGATTTGATCAAGGGACAAACTAATGGACAAGATGCTACCACCTTTACCAGCGTGCTACAAATCACGGACGCCCAACAGCAATTAGGTATCACCAACGAAAATAGTATTGTCACTTCGGATCGTTCTATCATTCAACTATTGCACTATCCAGCTACTAACGTGACACGAGTATTTAATGTTAATACAGGCGAGCGTTATCTGATTACCAACCAAAATTACGATCAAACTACTCCTTTCAACAATACTGGAAGAATCCAAATTTCTGGCAACACACTTCCTTCCCCTAGCAGTACCTTGCAGGTAGATTATACTTGGATTATAGACTACGATCGTTATTCTGATTTCGATGGTTTAGTAGACACTCAAAATATCCGTTCCGTTACTAATAGCGTGGATTGGGGATACCCATCCGACATCCGAAATGAATTAGTAGAATTCGATGTGCAAGCTGGTGACAATTTCTACATAGGTAACACTAGTCATCCTATCGATACGGTAGTAGATGTCAATCAATTTTTGCAAGTAGATGGTTATGTCCAAACAGTGACTTCGGGTATTTTCATCAATCGTCTCTCCGTAGTGATTGGCAACTTACTTATCCCTTCTGTCAATGTCAGTTCCGTGACCTGGAAAAATAGCAATGTGGAGTTGTTCAACACGGCCCAAGATAACGGTAGTTTTTCCAACGCTTCCGAAGTAGTTGGTATTCAGATACTCTATAATACTATTATTATTTTGCCGTCTGATACAGTGGCTCAAGTAGGGGATGAGGTTACCACTTATCTCAACGCTACCAATGTCTTTATGAATAGTGTGGCTCAAGGCAGCAGCAATGGTACACAAATTACTATTCCTTCTTCTCTAATCAATACTACTGCGGATAGAATCAATCTTCGAGTCAATTACATTGCCAGCGTAGCCGATCTATTTTCTTCCGTTATTACTTCCTTGCCAGCTAGTCGTATTGGTAACGGCTATATCCTCAACACCAATACTGGTTTCAATAATTTTAGTATTGTCAATATTTCTAGACGCGAAAATCAAGTAGTTCAACTCAACATTAGCAATCAATATTACATCGAACTAAATTTGACCACCTCTGATTATACTTTGGTGCCAGAGAATGTCCTCTCCGTCACCAGATTATCAGATGGTAAAGAGTTATGGAATCCCGACAATTTAGGACAAATCATCAATGCTGCGGATGGTAATTATCAACTAATCCTAACAGGATATAATACGCCAGCTTCTGCTGACCGAGTATTAGTTATTTATTATGCAGAGGATATCCGTCGTTTCCAGCCTTTCAGTTTTAGTAATGACATCATTAAAACGCGTATCGATACTTTGGGATTTGATTCTCTTACTAATAGTTTTACCGTTCCCTTGGTTAGTTTTACGGCCCAAGCCTCGAGTTTGAGTTTTGAGGTAGTAGAGATAAACCAAGATACCGTTTTGTTTAGCGTGACCGATGGTTATCTTACCCCAGTAACTCCAACTACCGCTACTCTGAATAGTTTGTCTGTCAATTTCGACTCCCTAGCCGATCTAACTAATAAGCGCGTTAAGATTACGGGAGCTATCACTCCAAACAATGATGGATACTTTGATATTCAATCTTATGATGTGAGTAATAATAATATCACTATTACCCTCAACTTGAACCATATTACTACTGATCAGATTTCGGTAATTAGAGTATTGGATGGACAAGAACTTTGGGGCTATAATGGTACTATTGATTTGACTAACAATAGATTGCTCATCCCACAAACTCCGAACGCTGTACTGGGAGACTTAGTTTATACTATGTTTTTCAATTATGATAATTTGCGTATGGCCCCTACTCGATTGATTGGTACTACTTTGGATCAAACGGTCAATACTGGTATTATGTCAATAGTTGGTACTACCATAGCGCTTGCGGAAAATATTGTTTTTACCGCTACTACCACAGGCTTACAGCAAAATTTACAAGCTGCTTTGAGCACGGTGCTGGGCCTCAATGCTTCCACGCCTATCCCCAGCAATATCAGAATTGCTAAGATTGTTTCGGCACAAAAAGTTACTACCTATACTCCTGGCAGCAATATCGTATTAGAAACCTTAGTCAATTACGATGTTATTAACACTACTATTGCTAATAATTTATACTACGCTGACACTATGATTTCTAACGCCTCCCTAGATTTAGGGCCACTAGATTTTGTTTTGCCAAACACTGCCAACAACACACTAACGGGCGCTACCAATAATGTTCCTACGGTGGGAGATCAAATACAAATAACTTTCTATTATACAACTGATAATGTTATTGAAAATCTAAATTATACTAGAATTGGCTCGTTATATACTAACAATAGGTTTGCACTTATTAATCAAATATATGTAAGCAGCGGTTTTAAGTCTTCCAATGCTACTAAGTTTACGGCCACTTCTTTCACTAAGCCCAGTGTTGGCGCTCGCTATACAGTTTTCTATAACTATTTAGCTCCTCAACCAGACGAAAGAATTTTAATACAGTATAACTACAATCAGTTGATTACTACGGCTACTTTTGCTATCGAAAATAGTCGTCCTCTCAATGCGGACGTATTGGTGAGGGCAGCTATCTTGGTGCAAGTCAATTTGACAATGAATGTTGTTATAGACCCAACGGTGATTTCGGCCGGCACACAGAATACGGTTCTCCAAAATCTCAACAACCAATTAGTAACCGCCCTTACTAGCACCACCCTAGGCGATACTATCACTCAAATTTCGTTGATCAACATTGCGCAGGGCATCCAAGGTATCGACCAAGCTAGAATACTAATTTTCAATGTGGTCGGTCAGCCAGGACAAGTACTCACGCTAACAGCACAAGAAGATCAATATTTCCAGCCAAATAGCATTATAATAAACACAGAAGCAATATGACCGCCATCCTTAGAATAGTCAATGTAGTCATCGAAGATAGCTCCGATATCACCGTCACTTTTACAGAGGCGTTGACGCCTAATCTTGTGCCTACCAATGTCTCTATTTTATCGCAAACTGCCAATGTAGCCAATTCACAAGTATTGCAAGTGACAGTTAGTGGAAACACTTTGTCGATCATTTGTCAGCCACTGATCCCGTATGCGGCTTATTATTTACAATTTCAATCCGTAGATAACTATCCTTTTATCTCAGTTAATGGTGATGCTAAAATCTCACAAGATGGTATCTCTAACCGATTTTTATTTACCGGTCCACTACCATCTGATAATCCAGTGATGGACTATCTACAATCTTTTTACCAGAATAATATTTATCGAGCTGATGATCCTACTACCATCATCAATCAGTATCTCCAATCCATAGCCATCAATTTTTCTCGAGCCCTGTATGATATAAGGCAGGCAGGCAATGAGAATTATTTGTCTTTTACGGTGGTGGATGAACTACACCAAAGAGGTCCCGGCCCTTATGATAGGCTTAATGAAGAAGGGGCTTACGATGTTTATAGAGTAGGGTTTGGCCCAACCAATTCTCCCGTTCCCTCTTCTATTGTTTTCGCCAACTTTCCTACTTTCCCAGTTACTTTACAACGACAACTTGCGACGGAAATTGTTAAACCATCTTCTAATAATGATGATGCTACTTTCAATGTTAATACTCTAACTTTTAATCTCAGTAACAATCCAGTTAGTAGAGTGGACAGCATCGTCTTTACTTTGACTACACAAAACCCAGTCTATACCTATAATATTCCTGAATTGGGATATCAGTTGCTCAATTCTACTTTTGCCCAAGATTATGCTTCCAGCTATTTATTATTAAGTGATAATCAAGTCAAGATTAACGAAGCTGTCTTGCAAGATCCGTTATTTTCTTTGGATCAGATTTTTAGCATTACTATTCAATATGAATATCAAGGTTTAGGTATTCAAGTAGATCCAACATCGGTGGATGTCTACACTATTTTACAATCTATTAGAGAAGTTTTACCGCCTATTATCAATATTTTCAATTTGCAACACGCGCCTATTACCAACTCTTCTGGCAATACCGTTTTAACGGGCGGTGTGGTGTTTATGGATCCCAATTCCAATACTGGCTCTCCACATCCAGCTTTTATTTCTGAGATCCCTTTCAGTCTTAGCGCCCTTCCAGCTACACCGGGTGTATATGCTATTGATTATCCTACTGGCACTGTGTATGTTTACGGAGCAGATGCCACTAACGATGGTACTGGACCTTCACCACCTTTGGCTACTTACTATTATCAATTCACTTACATCTCAGAAATCGATTATGTTTATGACCCAAGCTCATTAGAAATTGTAGCCCTTCCCCTGGGCAACCTAATCAACAATGCGGGAACTATTGACTTCAATTATGAACAGGTTTTGGTGCCTGGTGTAGACTACACGGCAGACACTCATATTGAGTCCATTAATGAAAATGTGGGTAATAACCTTACTGCCCTCAACTCTTTGACAACGCAAAATTCCCCCATTACCAATGTTTTCCAAATCTATAATCAAACCTCGGGAGAAATTTATTTATTGGATAGGTGGGATAATAACATAGTGTATTTTAAGTACAATAGCCCCCCTCGTATTTTACAAGAAACGGGTGAAAATGTTACTTTCACCACTATCACTAACGAACTACTGGGCATTAATACTACTAGCCTTAATATTAATAATATTACTATCTTCACCATTTTCTTGGCCAATAATACGATCATCGATTCCACACAAGATGGGATCGCCAGTTCTTTCAACACCAGCCTAATGTTTACTAATGGCAATGTTTTCGTTTCCGAGTTTTGGTATAACCAGGAATTTGATGCCCAAATTAATATTGATAGGCTAAGCGCCCCCGGACAATATACAGTAGACTACGATAATGGAATTGTTTATGTGGCCGTCTCTAATACGCAAAATGATGATATTGGTACAGCCACTTATAAGATGGATGCTATTCTTCCAGATTTCAATAATGTGGTTAGCGTAGATAATATTTACTACCGCATCAGTGTTCTCAATCCGATCAACAAACAGTTTTCTTATCTCTCTTTCACCGGCGACTCAATTATCGTCACGGGATTAGATCCTTCGGATGAGGCGTACTTGAACGGCGTTAATACTTCACCTTATCAGTTAGTGCAAGGTCAAGTAGGAGCTTTTGTAGATAGCATTTTTGTACCCGGCGTTACTAATCAAATCAAGTTTATTAGGTCGGTGTTCGAGTATAACGATCTCACCAACAATCCGTCTCCTATCAATTTTGCTTTTGTTAGCACTAGTAATAACTATAATATTACTGTCAATTCCATCAATAGACAATCTTTTGATAGTGTGCAGTTTAATGGCACTAATTATTTTATCACTCTCAACGAAAACATTCCATATCTTTCGCCAGGCATTACCTATACTTTCAATTTAGTTAGGGTTTCCGATTCCAAGGTTCTCTCCGTAGCTACTGTTGTTCCTGGCAATCCATTAACTCTGATATTGTCTAATACCAACTCACCTCAACTGGGGGATTTAGTTAATGTAACTTACTCTTTTACTATTGTGCCACTAGAAAGAGTGGTAGTAGACTATAACAAGGGAGACTTCTTTGTGGACTATACTTATGTGGCAGATACCATTTTGGTTAGCTACGAGTATGGCGACAATGTCCTTGATTTTAGTCAGAGTTTCAGCTTGCCTACCGGCACTAATTACTATGTCTCCTACACGGTGGGGGCTTTGCGCGATGCCTTGCTCAAAAATTTCGGTACTCTGGTCAATGTTCCTGACTTAGCTACTTTTGATTTGAGCCTCAATCGAGAAAGATATCGTGAAGCTTTGCAAGCAGCCCTTAGTTCCTTCATCCAAGGCCCCACTATCGCGGCTATCAAAAATTTGGTGCAAATCATTACTCATGTGGAGCCACAAATCATTGAGTCCGCCTTCACCATTTGGTCACTGGGCAACGGACTACTCTTTCCTTTGGGAGTAGAGACCACGGGTGATTTCCAGTTGCTTCCCGCTCATTTTGGTAATGGTGTGTTAATCGATCAGCCCGGCCAAACCATCACGATGCCTGTCAATTCTAACTTGCGATTAGAAGAGGGAACTTTCGAGACTTGGATCCTGCCACAATGGAATGGTTTAGACAATGATGCGGTCTTAACTTTCAATATCACAAGAGGCGGCTATGCCATCGCTCCTTATCGGGTGTTTATTGGGGCGGCAGAATATCATCCCACTATCGTTAATAACAATTTTACTTTGGATAAAAATTCTAATGTCGTGGGTACACCTAACACCAACAAAGATGGCGTTTTTATTTATTATGATAATGATCCCAGTGGTACCTTTCAGCGTTGGTATGTGGAGGTAATTGATGGTTATGTGGCCCCTGACACTCATACTTACAAATTCAATATTACCTCCTCAGGTAAATTCTATGATACTAAATCTCTTACTTATCCTCGCCCAGCAAACCTAACTACAATCACTAGCAATAGTAAAGTTAGTATGACCATTACTCCGCCAGCAGATGGATATGGCATCAATGAAGGACTGACTTTTATTTCTGACGTAGAACATTATTTGTTAGACTTTGGATTGCAAGTAGATGCCAATAGGTTATCTATTTACAAGGATGTCGGAGGTTATATGAACTTCCGCGTTTATGATAAAAATAAAAAAGCTTATTCGGTTAGCGCTGATGTTTCTGCTTGGCAGCCCAATGTAGCTCATATGGTAGCTGCTTCTTGGATGCTTAATACTCGAAATAACCGAGATGAGATGCACCTTTTTATTGATGGTTTGGAGGTGCCCAATATCATCAAATACGGTCAGGCACTCATACCATATCCTCACGAAAAGTTTCGCACGGTGGATCCAGAAGAAATAGTGGGTCTCTCTAATCGTGATATCATAGGATCCGATGATTTGGTGACTACCATTAATACTCCTGTGGTCAGTTCCAGTATCAATTTTAGTCAGTATAATATTTTTGTTGGAAATACTATTTTTATTAATGAAACTGGTTTCTCTCCTGTGGGCTACACCATTGAAGCCATAGATGGCCAAATATTAACACTTAACGAGAATATGCCGGGCACTCTTACCAACGGCAGATTTTCAGTTAATGAAACACAATTTTTCATTACCTCCGAAATTAATATCTATCCTAATATTACCGTTAGTACCATTCATACTTTTATAACTGGTGATGATTTAGAAACTACTAGCGGACTAAATACCGTTTCTTCACCTAGCACTAATTTTACTACGGCCGGGGTGTTACCAGGATATTTACTTAGAGTTGATGCGGCTGGTTTCCCCTTAACTTACAATATTCTAAAAGTTAATGGTCATACTTTGACTGTGACTGATCCAGCACCTACTAATCTAACAAATGCGATCTATCAGATATACTCCAATACGGAAAATGAGTTGCCAGGTGTCAGGGCTTTGGATCCAGATTATGCTATTAGTCAGGATATCAATTTTGATAATGTATTAACTATCTACAACGGTGTGTTCGCTAACGATCTAATTTTAGTTAGAACTCTGGGTCTCAATTTCCAAGATGTTAGCAGGCAATATTATGTATGGAGTACAGGCGTTGAAAATGTTTTAATGACCCAGCTGCCACCACCTATTGATTTGGATCAGGCTAATATTACTAAAATTATTACCCCCACTGTCGCTATCGGTCCAGCCAACTCTACTTTGGTAGGCGGTGTTTTTGTATCCAACAATCTCAGCACCGCTGAGCCTTCTAACTCACAGAATGGTAGAACTATTGAAGCTACTATTAGTGGTACCAATATCAATTTTTCTACTCCGGTGCAAGTGACTATTAATGGGGTTACGGGCGTTAGCACCATCAGTGAAACTATTACTTTTACTGATTATGGTACATTGTCTTTTGCTAATCCATATAACCAACTCAATTATGTACAAATAAATGTACAACCAATTAATGCAAGTAGGAATGCATGCGCCCTAGGGGTGACTGAAAAATATCCAATTACTTATGGTGAGTTTAGTGATACGGTGCCCGTTATTAGATATAGTTATCCTATTACACAAGGATATAATCTGGCCTCGGATGGTTATGGTATAGTTGATGATCAATTCAACCTATTTAGCGGATTGGATATTGGTAACTGTTTATTTATTAGTTCGCCCTCCCCAGTGGCTGGATACTACACTATCGTTAGCCTTTCTGCCGATAGACACTCCATTGGTATACAGGCTACGTCAACTTCACCGCCTCTTCCGCTGCCAGCTTTTACCGGAGGAATTTATCAGGTTCTTTACACTACTGCTTATCGTAGCGGTTTGCAAAATGGTTTCTTTACCTTGGAAGATAGTACGTTGCCAGGGCAACCTTACTACTTAAATCAAGGATTTTATCAAGTAGAATACGCCACCTATCTTAGTATCAAATTTGCTCCGCTGAATGATAATTTATTCTTTGGTAGTAATTTCTTGGGTTTTGATCAAGCAAATGCTATTCTCAACCAAGCTACTTTATATTCTGTAATGCTAACAGATACCAGAATTGGGGAAGTAGTTTCAGGCAATACTCTATCTGTTACCAAAGATTATAATTCTATTAATGCACCAGTGCCTAATGCCAATACTTTGGCCTTGGTTAGTTTCAATAGTTTTCCTTTTACTAATGCAGCCAGCTTGTATGCTAGCACTAATGACGATCATGTTCATTTCCAGTCAGATTGGGCGGTCAATGATAATTTTGGTCAAAGTTTAGTGTTCTTAAATCAACCTATTCTCCTCCCTAATACTGGTATTCTAGATACTCATAAGCAAGGAACTATTGAGTTTTGGATGAGCCCCTTGTTTGATACGGCTAATGATCCTAACTATCGATTTTATTTTGATGCTTATGGGGCGGTAGTAACACAAGTAGTGAGTAATAGTAATGTCACTGTCAAACTTTCCGCCCCCGCCAGCCAAATTTTGAGCGTTACTTTATCAGCGGGTGACCCCAGAATAGACTACTTTGCAGGCGGAAGGCTAGAAATTGATACGCAGAATGCTATACAAGAAACGGACACCAGTGTGGGGGTGGGTTCCGTAGTGGCTCAACAAACCGTGCTTCAGGTCATTACCGTCAGAATTGTGGGAGACCTAACTAATAAAGACTATTTCAATGGTGGTTCTGTTGGAGTGGATGGTAAAACTATTTACTTAGGTACTCCACTACCTGTTGGCAATATTCCAGTAATTGTTACCTATCAAACCACGAATATCAATAATGCCCCGCTTAATACTCAAATAATTAGGCTCAATAGACAGTTGCCTGCCCAAAATTGCACCGTTACTGTTAAGTATATTCCTAGTGGTTTGCAAGGAGATCGTATCTCCGTCTATAAAGACCAGTACGGCTACATCAATTTTTCTATCACTGCCTCTGGAACTGATTACATTATTAGGGGGCCTACTCGCTGGGCTCAAAACACTTGGCATCGTGTTAAAGCTAGCTACATGATCAACGGTGGTTTGGGCAACGATCAAATGAGATTGTTTTTGGATGGATATCAATATACGGACGTTTTGTTTGGCACGGATTTGATTGCAGGTCAGTTCCCAATGGTTATGGGAGCCGTAACTATTGGAGATGGTTATGGTTTGATTGCTGGTATCAATTTTACCGATCCTATCAATGACTTATGGATTGGCACCGATTATGCACAAAATAATCCTATCTTTACTTTGCTTAATAATTTCCGTATCAGCAATTTGTCTCGACCTATCTATGCCCCTTACGGAGAGCCAATTGATGTCAATTATAGCAGTAATCTGAGTACCGTCTTTCCAGTAACCAGTGATCTTTATACAACTTACCTTATGAATTCCGGCACTTTGGTCAGTTTGATCACTAATTTTGCTACCTTAGTAGATCGAGATAGTGGCGCCTTTGATTTCATTGTCAACATATTTGATAGTTTTGGCATAGTTGCCAGTAGTACCCAAGTCCAACAAATATTGGAAAACTTGATAAATACGCTAACGCCAGCTAACTGTCAGGGTTTCATCAAATATATTCCACCACTAATCTGATATATAGTCTAACGAAGGAATATCAATGAAGAAGTTTGGAGATAGATAATATGGTTAATAGAGCTCCGGTATCTGTACAAAGACCCATTTGGTACGACTCTCAGCAAGTCGATGAGACGGATCTTACTTCCGAGCAACAAGCCAATGAAACCATTGAGGCTTCTATCATCGACAATCATGTGGGCGATGGTGTTTTGCCCGAAGTTTTGGTGCAAAATGTTATCTATAATTCTGCCGTAGCTATCGGATATCAAGACGGATTACCCATCCTTGCGCAGTCCCAGCCCACTGATACTAATCTAGGCAATCAGCTTTCTATTAGTTTGATCGGCTCTACGGCTTCTGGCAAGCGTCAAATCAAGGTATGTGTTATTGGATTAGATTTTCAGAGCAATTTACAATACGAAGTTTTTTATTTTGAGCGAAATGAAGTGCAGGTGGGCGCCCAACATTTTACAAAAGTATTATTGTTATTGTTCAACGATTTTATTGGTAATCCAACCCTATCTTTCAATCTAGGTGGAGAAATAGTTATCACGGAAGCTAACCCAATGACACTCTCCCGAGATGTTATTATGGTGGCGCAAGACCAACAACCTAGTTTATTTTGGAGAGATTTTTTCCTCGATCCTTCTGTTAGTCAGTTATCCGTGCAGGCAATGTTACAAGCCGCTTTGCCCACCTACAATGTAGCGGATCTCAATATCTACACTGCCCCTTTGGATAATTTAGCTTTATTGAGTGGCGATGTGACCACCCAAATTGGAGAAAAATTTATTGCCACCACTAACAATGTGCAAAAAGCCACACTATTATTGTCAGTGCAAAACCTAGCGGTGGGACAGCAAAATAATTTAGTATGGACAGGAGATCTTGTCGTCAGTATTTATCCATTGCAAACTACCTTAGGTTGCCCTACTGATTTTGTGCCTAACCTACCTATTGATTTTTCGCCCAGTGGTATCCCGCTAGCGCAAATTAGTTATAACTATACGAGTTTGATGGCAGCGGGTTATGTCTTGAATTCAGTTCCACAACCCATTGATTTTGTATTTAGCAATAGCCCTATTGCCAACGGTAGTTTGATGGTACCAGGACAATATTACGCCCTTACTGTTAAAAGATCTGGTGCAGCTAACCAATGTAATATTTTAGTAGCGGTAGGTGGATCTATCATTCCCAATTCCTGGGTTACTACTTTCGCTAGCACTCTGTGGGTAGATATTACTACGGAACAATTGTGGTTTCGTGTTTGGACAGATGCCGCTAAACTATCTGATGGCCAAGCTTATGATGCAGGTAATGGCGTTATCATTCCTAAAACTACCACCGATCCTACTACTCAGGCTACGGTAGACTATTCTTTTGGTAACCAACAGTTTGTGGGCAATGACGTTTTTAGTGCTGTTATGGCGGCTGTAACCCAAGACTCCGTTCCAGTTCCTTCCCAGGCCACTGGTAATCCTGTCAATTCTCGTCAGCAATTCGTGCCACAGCTCAATTTGTTAGATACTATTGATTTAACTAATTTAGAGGCCACTTCCTCTCCCTTGGTATTGGGAGCCATTAGCGATAAAAACATTAAGTCTTTTAACCCTGGTGCCGGCGTTATCACCGCTCCTCTTTTTAGTGCCACTATGGCTGCCGATGAATTATTGATTAGAGTGGTGACCGATCCTACTGATACGGTTAGATACAATACCTTAGTGACGGCATTAGCTAGTTATTTGCTTAATGGTGCTTTGGTCAGCGCTCAAATTACACCAGATACGGGCGGAGCCCCTTTCACTAACTATCGTGTTGCTAGCGCTCAACTATGTTCAATGATTGTGGGTGATGTGGATGGTAATGGTATTATTGATGAGAATGACTTAGCACTTCTCAATACTTACATTGGATATAATCTCAATGTGGGATTACCAGATCAAACGATTATTAATACAGACGGCTATAATACTTCTTTTATTAATGGTTATCAAACTTTAATTCAACCTTTTGCCAATCTATATAATGTTAGTTTCCAGTTAGTAGATCCTAATACTACCACCGTTATTGCAGATGGTTATGATGGTGTTTTGGTGGCTAACCCAGCTATTCCAGGTTCAGCTCAATTTACCAGCGCTTCGGTAACCTTCAACACTATTATTGGACTTAGTAGCTACAATTTGGTAGTGCTAAGTAATGGGGCTAATTCCGCCGACTTGGGAGGCTGGGCTATTTCTAGTTTGGACTCGGAAGCTGATGTCATCACCATTACTAAAATCTATTTGACGGGCGATGTTATTGCTCAAATGTTGCGAGCCGATATTGATGGAGATTTTGCCATTACCTATGCTGATGGTTATTTGCTTAATAACTACATCGAAAGATTACCTACTTCTACGATCCCGCCTGCTACCTATCCAGCCCCCTCTACTAATCCATATACTAAAATTGGTACTCGTTTTAATGTTATTAGATTGCGAGTAGAAGAGTTCATTGATAGGGCGGATGATTATGATGCTAATCCTAATACTCGTGCCCTATCTGTGCATCCACCACAAGATATTTTCAATAGTGATGGTTATCTATCCGGTCATAATTTCTATACTTTTCCAATCCAAATGTCTTTCAATCAAGAATTGGTATGGGATCCATCCTTGGTAATAACTTCTGCTCAACCTAAGTTAGTGTCAGCTGTCTTTGAGACGGAGTCTGGTTTCGTGCAAAATTCCTGTGTTATTGATGGGGTGCAATGCAATATTTATCCCGTTCCCACTCCTTTTGATCCAGGTCGCAATGACTTCTTCATTCCTAATAATCTTATTATAGGTGAGGGTGGGGAGCTACAAAGACCAGATGGAGATTTCTACAAGGTAGATTTCGAGGTAGGAACTATTACCTTAGAAATACCAGATGGGTTGTTTGGTTCTGAACGAACTATCGATATTCTAAATGACTTCATTGCGGATTATACAGGTAATGGCGCTACTCGTTTGGGTTTTCCTTCTATGAGATTTGCTGATTGTTCTTTCGTATCGACTAATGCTATTGTAAATGATCAAATTATCTTCTCCGTTTCCGTCCAATCATTCTCTCCTAATACTAATGGTCTCAGTACCGATGGTTATTATGGAGCTATTGTAGATGGTACAATGGGTGTTAGTTTAGATCCTAGCACCGGCCTCTTGACCTTGAATTTTAGCAACCTTTATCAAGACCCTGTCCTACAAACTTTAAGCACCAAAGTATTAATTAGCGTCTTCTTAAAGAAGGGTGGTTTCAATAACCAACCTCTCTTCGTGGATTCGACCAAAGTGCAAAATATGCTCAGTCTAATTAGCGTATTCAGTGGAGCTAATGAGGGCGGTCCCTCTGCCCTAGTACAACTCGGTAATGATGTCACTGGTATTTTACCAATTCTCAATGGTGGTACTGGCCTAAATGGAGTAGGTGCTTTCGGAACCGTGCTAACCAGCACCGGCAGCGGTGTTAGTTATCAGTTCGTTACTTCTGCCTCTATCGCTTATGTTCCGGCTGTCTTGGCCAATTGGAGTGGCACTGCCCCTACTTCTATCGCTAATGCTTTGGATCGTATCGTTGCTCATCTTGGACCAATTCCATAATTGAGCCCTTGACATCCTAATTTTTGTAATTACGATGTTCGTATGCGGATACTAAAAAAATTATTGAAATTACCAAGCCCAAAGGATTTGGGTTGGTCCAACGATAATGCTTTGCCATCGCGAGATTTTTCTCCTAATGCTATTGGAAAAACTTGGGAGGATTGGGATGAAAAAGTTAAGACGGACTATCCTGTTCGCTATTTTTTTGTGGAACAACTATATCCCTGGTTCCTGAGAAAATATCGGAGATTAGTCAAAGATCCTATTTATTATCTAAAATGTCATTTACTCCCCAAACACAAATATCACTTGATCGATATCAGAGAGCCGAATGGTTATCGTTTTGGTTGGATTGATGCGGATCATAAAATGATCTTAGCCCTTTTCACTATCCTCAATGATTTTGTCAAAGAGGAGATGCCACAAATGTATTGCCCTAGCGAAGAAGAAATACAAGTGGATCCTCATTTGTTGAAGCAGCGCAATGCCTATTTAGAGATCAAAGCCATTCACTATTGGTGGAACATTGAGCGTCTCCGTCAAGAAAAAGCTCATGACGATTTGTTGAGTGCTTGGTCTGCCGCTAAGCATTCTCAGGATCCCGCAGAGCATCAAATGTGGATCGATTTACAAAAAATACGAGAAGCCAACGAGGCCAAAACTGAGGAAATGATTGAGCGATTATTAAAAATTAGACGCCACTTATGGACTTGATGATATAGATTGGATATAGCAAACATGCGCGTATTTGTGCATTTTTGCACATTTTATTTATGAAAATACTAATCCGTCAATTTTTGGGAAAGAACCACTCATGGTGTGTGGTTGGATGGGGTATCGCCAATGCCTTGATAGAACAAGGTCATGATGTTCATTTGTTTTCCACTGATGGTATAAAACAACTACCTAAAAAATTACAACCCAATCTTATTGGGTATGTTGAGGAAAATGAAAAAAAACTTTTTGGTAGATTACCAGATAAAGAATATGATTGCCAAATTAGTTATACGGCATTAAAAAATTTTCCAGCTTATCTTAGCAACGGTTCTAAAAATAAATTTGGTATATGGTGCTATGAGTGGTCTGGCCCCAATGTTCTACCATTTGGTTTCGCCAAACATTATCAATCTTGTGATTATTTGTGCGCCCCATCAGAATGGCAAAAAAAAGAATTTATGAATTCTGGTATTCCAGAAGAAAAAATAAAAGTAATACCACATGGCATATGTGCTGCACAATACAAACAAAACACAACTATGGTTCTACCAACCAAAAAGCGTTTTAAGATTTTAGCCAATATTGCGCAAAATCATTTAAGAAAAAATATTCCCGGCTTGCTGGATGCTTATGGCAAAGCATTTACTGAAAAAGACGATGTTTGTTTAGTTTTGAAGGCCAAAGACAAACCAATTGCAGCATTATTTGAGGTATCTTTAAACGAATGTTTGAATACTTTTAATCGCAAGTATCCAAAACATGCCGAAGTAAAAATTTTATCGTCTTTTATAGACGATATGTCGATGTTGTATCGTAGCGTAGATGCAACATTTACTATGAGTTTAGGTGAAGGGTTTTATTTTCCTGGGCTTGAAAGTATTGCTGCTGGAAAATTAGCAATTGCACCAAATAATGGTGGTCATATGGATTTTCTTAATGGCAGCAATGCGTTGTTAATTGCGGGTAAAGAGGAAAGGGCTAATCCCAAAAGCATGTATTGGGGTGCAAATCCCAACGCAATGTGGTATCGACCCGACATAGATGATGCTGTTGATAAACTCAGATTTGCCTATGAAAAATACGAAACATTAAATAAAAAAATTGATGAACAGAGGATGAGTGTATACAATGAGTACGACTGGGGCGTGGTTGCTTCCAAATTTATTTCACTTTGCAAATGAATAAAGTATTGAGTATTATTATTCCAGTTTGGAATAAATCGCACTTCACTAAAACTTGTATTCAAGACTTATCTTTACTACCAGCGGATCACGAGATCATTTTAGTTGATAACGGTAGTACTGATGATACTGAAACAATATTCCGAAATCTAAAATTGAAAACTACTGCGCCTGAGTTTCGATACGTGCGCAATATTACTAATTTAGGTTTTGCTTGTGCCTGTAATATTGGTTATGAGGAAGCTATTGCCCATAATGTTTTGTTCCTTAATAATGACATCAAAGTGCGCGATCATTTTACTGATTGGACTAGTTCTTTAATAGAGCATTGTGTTACTTCTTTGGTTGGACCTACCATGGGGCAACTTAATAATGAATTGGCCTTTGTCAAAGAAGCCAACCAAGAATTGCCTGGTAAATCCTATATGTCTGGTTGGTGTCTTGCCTCGTCCAAAGAAATATTCAAGAAATTGGAAATTCCCAGACCTCTTTGTATCTACGACCACATTCCAGCACCTCAAATATTTTCCGAAGAATTTGGGAAGGCTTATTTTGAGGATACCGACTTATCTTTCCGAGCCAGACAATTGGGTATTCCATTCAAGGTAGTAAATATTCCAGTGGTTCATTTTGGAAAACAGACCAGCTCGCAACTCAATACACACAAATTATATTCCGAAGCTAGGCAAATCTTTATTAAGAAGTGGGCTAAGAAATGAAGTATTTTTCGCATGAACTAAGTGATTGGACTTGGTTTGATAGAAATCTTTATAGGACAAATGATCAAAAAGGTGACAAGCAGTTTTTGATCGGGTTGGTATGCCTCGATAAACCCAAGCCTATTCAGAATACACATGAGCTTTGGCGAGTAGATGTTTTAGATTGGGGGGGCAATCTACAGTATCATACTATTTCTTTACTCAAAGAAGCGGGTTTATATCGTAAAGAGTATTCTTATAGCGAATTGGATCAAGCTAGAAAAGAATTAGATAATTTTATTATTCGAGTTGATAAACTGAAACTATTTATATAGAGAAAGAACGTGTATTATGCCGGAAGGAGTCGAGGTCAAACTAAGTGCAGAAGTAATTAAGCCATTAGTAAAAGACAAACGAGTTCTCAGTGTTTCATTAGGAGCTAATAGTAGATACAAGTCACAACCTCCTGAGGGGTTAAATAAGTTTATTGAGGCTACATGTGCTGAAATAATAAAAGTAAATGATGTCCAAACTAAGGGTAAGTTTATGTATTGGACACTATCTCACGATTGGCATATGTTCTGCACGTTTGGTATGTCTGGTCAATGGAGCCCCAACAAAGGCAAACATCCTTGCTTGGGTATATTTTTGGGCGAAAACCATTTGACACATCCCGTAGAAAATATTTATTTTAATGATCCGCGCCATTTTGGAACTATCAAATTTACTAATAATCCAAAAGACTTGACAGATAAAATAAAAGAATTAGGTTGGGATCCATTGCAAATGTTATTATCCAACAATTTACCTTGGATTACGGCTCGGCTTGCAAGAACCAAAAAGCCTATTGCCGAGGTGTTGATGGATCAAAAAATCTTTGCTGGCGTTGGCAACTATATAAAATGTGAAGGTCTTTACAGGGCAAAACTTTCCCCATGGAGAGCTAGTCCATCTCTGAATAACGCAGAGATACAACTTTTATGTCAGTCTATTGTGGATGTAATGAACGAGTCGTATCAGCATCAGGGTGCCACCATACAAACTTATAAAACTGTGTACGGTGAAGAAGGAAGATATTCAACACTTTTCAGGGTGTATGGTAAAAAAGTGGATCCTAATGGAAACAAAATAATTAGCGAAATAACGCCAGATAAGAGGAACACGCATTGGTGTCCCATTATCCAAAAATAGTGTGCCCATCGATATAATAGTGTGTATGAAGAAGCGCACCAGCACAAATATAATTTACAAAATTACCGCTATAACTAGAATTATAAAAAAGTTAGGAAACAAAAATGACAATAGTGAATAAAATTTTGATTATATGTTGTGTTTTACTTGGTGTTGGATTAGTATCATATATGATCTACAACCAAGAAGTGATTAAAAAACAAAATACGCAACTGCAATCTCAGATTGTTGCGCAACAACAACTAGTGGATGGCATCGTTCGTAGTCAAAGTCAGTATGCCTCCGCAGCGGATTTGGCTAAGTTTGCCGCTGACAATGATATCAATCTGAAAGCCATCCAAACTAATTTGCAAAGCCTTAACTCACAACTATCTTCTATCAATGTTATTACCGCAGATAGTTCTGGTCAAACAGTTACCAATGTTAGCAGCACTAGCACTGGCCCAGCCAATCCCAATCCAGTAGCAGCGGGCACTTCCGATCCTTCCGGCTATATGAAAAATGAGCAACAGCTAGCTCTCAACGAAGACTTTGGCACTCTCAAAGTGCCCTTTGGCACGGTAGGCTTCTCTGCCTGGCAAGCAGCTCCTTGGAATATCAATATTCTTCCAAGGGAGTATAATGTAGATACCGTAGTGGGAGTGGATGCTAACGAGAGACAAACTTTCTACAATAAATTTACGGTAGATATCGGTGGCAAAACTTATGACATTCCAATCAAGAAAGCTACCACCGAGCAGCGGCTACCTAAGGCAACTTTTAGCTGGTGGAACCCGAAATTGTTCTTGACCGCAGGAGGTGGGCTCAACATTACTAGCTTGCCAGTCAATGGTTCCTTCAATGTGGGCGCGACTATGGAAATAATGTCATACGGAATATATCAAACAAGTCCCACTCTCTCTATCTTGCAATTAGGAGCGGGTTATCAGTCTAACAAAAACCAATTTACTGCTATTATTAACCCCATCAACTACAATGTGGGTAAACTTGTTCCAGGTAATCTTGCGAACAATACCTACTTGGGGCCTTCCATTCAGTTTTCACCCAACGGGAATGTATTTGCTGGATTGAATATTAGTATGGGATTTTGATGAGCAAAGTCCATCTATTAACTCTCACTTGGAATGGTTTAGACAAACTAACTACACTACATAATTCATTGGCACCAGCACTAGCTGATCTGGATTATCATTGGTGGATCAAAGACAATGCCTCCAAAGATGATACGGTAGCAGTGGCCTCCACTTGGGAGAAGACTACGGTTCTTCCCTACAAAGATAATACGCAAAACTTTTCACAGGGTTGCAATGTTCTTTTTCGAGAAGCTTCTCCGAAAGATCAAGACTATGTGATGTTGCTCAACAACGACATTATCTTTAATGATACTGTTTCTATTAAGAATATGCTCTCTATTATAGAAAAAGATATTACGGTGGGAATGGTGGGAGCTCGATTACTTTACACTAATACTGATAAGATACAGCACGCTGGTGTAGTTTTCGTTCCTAAGTATAATACTCCGATGCATTTTCGTGCGGGGCAACAAACAGACCACGATGCCCAACGCAATCGTCTTTTTCAGGCCATTACGGGAGCGGTCGCTATTACCAAGGCAGAATATTATCGTAATATTTGCACCACCAACAAATCAGGGATTAATGGGGCGGATGAACAATTCAGATGGGCCTTTGATGATACTGATATGTGCCTTTCTATCAAATATAATATGGGCAAGAAAATCGTTTATTGTGGCAACACCAATATTTTCCATGAAGAAAGTGCTTCTCTCAAAAAGAACCCCACCAACAAATTGTTTCTAAATCATAACCTTACATATTTGTTCAAGAAATGGAAAGGTCGCTACCAGATAGATATAGAGACTTATACCAAGGATCCTAAACATAACTTGTATATGGCGGGTAAATGAAGAAAATACTTATTACTGGAAGCAATGGATTTTTAGTTTCTAATTTTCTTCGTAAAGTGATTTACGAGCAAAATCAAAAGAAACCACAAGATCGTCTTTACAAATTTGCCAGCATAGATAGGATGACGACTAATAATAACAATATGTATTGGAATACAAGTCATAGTTTTTATTTAGCAGATATTTGTGATGCTCACATTGTGGATCGCATTTTTCAGTTTGAGAAGCCAGATATCGTTATTCATAGTGCAGCAGAAAGTCATGTCGATACCTCTCTAAAAGATCCAAATGTTTTTATTAATTCTAATGTTTTAGGCACTCAGGTAATCATTAATAACTGCTTAAAATATAAAACGGAAAAACTGATTTATACTAGTTCGGATGAAATTTATGGACAACTAACCAACGAAAATGATCCGTCCTGGACGGAAGATGCTCCGTTGGCTCCTCGTTCTCCCTATTCGGCGAGTAAAGCGGCTGGGGAGCTCTTGGTTAAAGCGGCTCATGCGAGCTACGGGTTAATTTATAATATTACCCGAAGCTCTAATTGCTATGGACCATACCAACTCTCCGAAAAATTGATACCGAAAGCTATAAAATGCATTATCGAGGGACAGAAAATTCCCATTTACGGGAAAGGTTTGCAAATTCGAGACTGGACTTATGTAACAGATAATTGTTCTGCTGTCATGACCATCTTGGAAAAAGGTGGTCCTAATGAAACTTACAATATTTCTGCTCACCAAGAATTTACTAACATTGAAACCATTCAAGAAGTGTGTAATGCTATGGGCAAAGGCCATGAGTTAGTCTCGTTCGTTAATGAAAGGCCCGGACACGATTTTCGATATTCCGTCAATACCGATAAATTGCAAGCTTTGGGCTGGAAACCTTCCATCAAATTCAGAGAGGGTATTGTTAAAACATGCGAATGGTATAATATGAATCAATGGATCCTTCGATAAATCTATACCTCAGAAATAAAAATAATAATTCGACCATCTCAAAATTAGACAAGCGATATAAATACGAACACAAGGAGCATAATAATGCCAGCTACGAGCACAACCGAACAAGGAACAAAAGAAATAATTACGGACAATGTATCTAATACGGAAATCCGTCATCCAGAAGTAGTAGATCTCGGCAAATTGGCCGCCCTCAAAGCACAAAGCCAAGCCAAGCAAAATCAGGAGAATAAAATGGCAGCTAAGATAGTGTCAAAGAAAGAACGAAGTATCGTATTAGGGGTACTAGGATCAGGTCAGGCCGGTTCTAGAATTGCCGAGGCTTTTTACAAACTGGGATACGATGCGGTGGTATGCAACACTTGTATGGCCGATCTAAAATTTTTAGATATTCCAGATAGTAATAAACTTTTATTGGAGTATGGGGTTGGTGGCGCCAGCAAAGAGTTAGAAATCGGTCGTCAAGCAGCCGAAACTCATAGAGGAGAAATTTTACAATTAGTGAATGGAAAACTATCGGGATCTCAGGTTAATATTTTGTGTTTTTCTTTGGGCGGTGGATCGGGTGCAGGTTCATGTGAAACATTAGTAGAAATTATGTCCAACTTAGGTAAGCCGTTGGTGGTCATTACTGTTCTTCCGATGGATACCGATGATGCACAGACGAAATCAAATTCATTAGAAACTTTATCTAAATTGGCCGCTTTCGCTAGAACGAAAAAAATAAATAATCTTATTGTGATTGATAACGCAAAAATCGAAAGTATTTATCACAATGCCAATCAATTTGATTTCTTCAATTTGGCTAATAAATCAATAGTAGAAACTTTCGATTCATTCAACACTATGTCGTCGTTGCCTTCGGCAATCAAAGCTCTTGACCCAATGGAATGGTCAAAAATCTTGATGGATGGTGAAGGATTAAGTGTGTATGGTGAATTTATAGTAAATAATTATGTTGAAGATGTGGCTATTGCTCAGGCGGTAGTGGAAAATCTCAGCAATAATTTGTTGGCAAGTGGTTTTGATCTAAAAGGCGCTAAATATGTTGGATTTATTGTATCCGCCAATAAAGATGTTTGGGCAAAAATACCTGCGTCTAGCATTAATTATGCAACATCAATGGTTAATGATCTAACGCCAGGAGCTAAAGGCGTATTCAAGGGCATCTATACAGTAGAAAATCAAGATGATTTCGTTAAAGTGTATTCTTTTTTCTCGGGTCTCTCGTTGCCAACTGCGAGAATTGAGCAACTTAAAAATGACACGCTAGAATTGCAATCCAAAATAAAAATTAAGGATGAAGAGCGTAATCTTTCGCTACAGTTAAATGTTGGCTCCAATGAAACAATTAGTGACGCGCAAAAGATTAAAAATAAAATTGCAGCAAAAAGCTCTACCTTTGGAAAATTTGTAAGTGGAACAGTCGATCGTAGGAAATAATGGTTAAGATACGCGATATTAATTTGTCGTCTTTCACGTATTCACAAATCAATAAAAGAGATGATGGCACCATTATTTCCCATTGTGAATTTGTAAAATCTAATATGGTAGCTAATATAGAGGCTTTCCATAACAAAAATTATGATCAGTCAGACGCCATCTTTCTGTGTTGTCGAGAGAAGATTGAAAACTCCGATGATTATAGATATACGATGTGCACCATTCCTACAACTGGATATGATGCCGAAGTAACGAACGTTCGATTAGACAGTTTTAGTAGGCTGCCCACAATTATATTATATAGTAGATCAAACATAGCCGATGTTATAAAAAGAGTATTGAACAATCTAATTTTTTCCTAATTAACCTATTTCCCCATTCGAGAATAACAATGAGAACCGCAACAATAGTTTCTAATCCTTTTCGCCAACATCCCAAAGAGGGCGAAACCCCTAAAACACCAACCGAGATGATGAAGGCTAGCGTATCTGAAAGTTTGGATGTGTTTGATGGTAACAATCTTGAAACCGCAGACAGGGATTGTATTTGTATCTGTGCCCGAGAAAAAACTGAGTTAGGCGAATATCGATACAGCACCATAACCATTCCTACCAAAGAATATTCTACTAACCTAGTCAATGTGGTGTTAGCTAATTTCAAGAAGATGCCTACTATCATTTTGGATGATAAAGCGGACACCGTAGAAACAGTGCGCAGGGTGCTAACTAATCTTAATTTTTCGTGAGGAATAATGGAGCTGGATATCCTCAAACATTTTATTGGAATGAATGTAGAAGTGCTGGTGGCGGGTGTCTGGATGGAGGGAAACCTCAAACCCATTGTCAAGGGCGTGGTAGTTTTACAGCCCATTGGCGAGATGATGCAATTCTATGGACCCTCCTCTATGAAAGCGGATGTTATCCAAGCTATTAGGCAAGTCAAGAAATTGTCAACTACCCCACAGCCACCTCTACCCTCCCCAGACAGCACTAAAGTTGTGTCTAGTTTCGAGCAGTCCTCTCCCACCAAACGTTTTGTTGTAGTTAAGTGAGATAAAAATGAAAAAACATAAAATAACCAAGAAGCAGAAAAAAGCAGCTAAGAAAATTGCCGACCAACAAAGGGCAGAGCGAAATAAATTAGAGCGCAAGCCTGTCACAAGCACCTCAATACTAACCTTGACGCAATATTTGCAAAAGCAGGCGGAAAAGAAATATCTCAAAGAATTACATCGTGAGGAGAAGAGGCACGTTAAATTAGGAAAAGATCATGTTCATTGATATTTTAGATGATTTTTCAGATCTAAGTGTAGAGATAACGACTGCCAATGGCAAGTCTTTTACTGGAACACTCAAACATCAAACGAGCAAAGGTTTAGTTATTATCACTCCCACTGATAAATATCATCGTTTCGGCCCCGCTTACATTGCAGATAGTGAAGTTATAACTATTCGTGAGGTCTTACCACGTATTCATGAAGAAAAATATGAAGTGGAAGACGGTGGTGATGAAAAAACCTAAATAAAATATCACGGCACTTTGACACATATGAATGAGGCTTTTAAGAAACAGAAATAAGGTAGTATATGGCAGATTTGATCAAGGGAATAGATATTTCTTCTTTACAAGGGACAATAGATTTTGCAGCGGTAGCTGCTACTGGTGTGCAATTTGTGATCTGCCGATGTGGCGTAGGTAATAACGGTAAAGATAGTATGTATGGTCAAAATATGGCTAATGCTCAGGCCGCTGGTCTCCAAGTGGCTGCTTATAATTTTATCTTCCCACTTCCAACTATTCCATCAGAACCATTGAGAGATCCTGTCAAGCAGGCTAAATTGCATGCAGGATGGACTGGCAATGTTTCTGTGGTGTGCTGCGATTTAGAGTGGCCCGCTACCCAAGACTGGACTAAGTGGGGTTGTAGTGCTGCCCAAATTGTAGAATGGACACTTACTTATTTGCAAGCTTATGAGGCCGCTACTGGTGTTAGACCTATTGTCTATACTTACCCATATTTTGCTCAGTCCATCAATCTGCCAGCTAGTTTTGCGCAAACTTATAAGTTATGGATTGCTAGTTATGAGGTCTCTCCTGCTATCCCTGCTCCTTGGACTGATTGGGTGATTTGGCAAAATTCAGGCGGAACCACTACCAAACTTCCCAATGGCAGCCCGGTAGATACAGATTTCGTCAAAGATTTATCTTTGTGGGGCGCCTCACCAGCAGTTCCGGCCCCGCCTGCCTTTCCGGTAATTTATAATCAAGTCCCAGCGGTGGTAACGCCCGCTCCTGTGGTTACCCCTGCCCCTGTTGTAGTAACCCCAGATCCGGCCCCAGCCCCGGTAGAAGTCTCGCCAGTTGTTTCGGCTCCCGCTGATCCTGTTTCCGCACCTATTGAGGATATAGAAACTGGTGCAAGTTCTATCGTCTTGACTATTCTAAAGTTTATTATGGATCTCTTCAAGAAGCCGCAACTCTAATTCTTGTAGAATAAGTTTTGTCGAGAAAAAAGTGCCAGCCATGTATGGTGCTATGAGGCTCTATGAGCAAGATAATTATATTGGACAATAAAAAATGCCGGATTATATCCGATGATGCCGATATGCTCAAAGAGCTGCATCAATATTTGTCCTTCAAGCTAACCGGTATTGAATACACTCCCGCTTACCAAAATGGTTGGAGTGGTATTACCTATTTACTCAGCAAAACCAATAAGTTTAATTACGGATTGCTACACAAGGTAGAGTGTTTTCTACAAGATAGGGAAGTTATCTATACAGTAGAGGATAAGCGCGCCCCCAAAGTTATGGTCCCTGAATTAAGCATACAAGATAGTCTCCAAAAACATCACCTCATTCCCAGAGACCATCAAGAAAGAATTTGTCAGGCCGCCCTAGCTACCGACAGGGGAATTATCAGGGCCGTGACTGGTTCAGGCAAAACATTATGCACCGCCCTGATTACTGCTAAGCTAAACAAACCGACTATTATTTATGTGATTGGTTTAGATTTATTAGATCAGTTTTACAAACTGTATTCTAAGTTGTTTGACGAGCCTATCGGATACATTGGCAATGGTGTGTGTCGTATCGAGAGGATCAATATCGCTTCTATTTGGACGATTGGGCGTTCTCTAAAACTTGATATCAAAGATATTATCAATGACGATAGTGATGGTGGCGAGCAGGAATTGGATGAAAGCAATCAAACCAAGATCATTAATTTATTAGCGAAAACTAAGTTGCATATTTTTGATGAAAGCCACGTAGTAACAACCACCACCATCACTGAAATTTATAAAAATATAGACCCCGAATATTTGTATGGTTTTAGCGGCACCCCCTTCCGAGATGATAATTCCGATTTGCAAATCAATGGTATTCTGGGAGAACAAATTATCTATGTTTCTGCTTCCGAATTGATCGATAAAGGTTTGTTGGCAGCCCCCTTGATCAAGTTTTACACCGTGCCTAAGATGTCGGTTTCGAGCAACACCTATCCCACTGTTTATAAAGAATATATTGTTGAAAATGAAATTAGAAATAATTTAATCGTCAAATTATCCAAAGAATTAATTGACAAGAAATATACGCCACTTCTGCTATTCAAGCAAATCAAGCACGGTGACATTCTCTTAGAAAAATTAGAAGACGCCAATATCAAGTGCGCTATGTTGTATGGCAATGATACTTTGGATAAAAGAAATGAAGTCAAAGAGCAACTTGTCAATAAGAAAATACACCTAATTTTAGCCAGCACTATTTTCGACTTAGGTTTAGATTTGCCCGAACTCAACGCCCTAGTCTTGTGTGGCGGAGGTAAAAGTAGTATTCGAGCTTTACAGCGAATAGGTCGCGTAATTAGAATGCACGGAAATAAGAAATTTGCTGCCGTGGTAGATTTTTATGACCAGGTCAGATTTCTCAAAAAACATTCTATGACCAGGTATAGTATTTATTCTTTGGAAAAAGGTTTCAAGGTAATCAAGTCAAAGGAAATGAAATAAGATGCGTCGATTTTGGAAATTTTTTATCAATGAGATAAGTTTTGTTTATCAGAACAAAAAATATGTATTGGAAGTTGGGTATGTCAATACCCATCCAGGATTATATATGAGATTGTATGATCAGGATGGTCAGCGGCTGGCGGGCAGCTGGGTTTCCAAGGTCGAAGAAAAAGTTAGAGATAGTAGTTTTGATTTTGTGGATAAAAAAATAGTGGATATTTGCGTAGCACAAGCTCGTCGCATAGAAAAATTGAAAGCATTCGTATGATAGATAAATTAGAAGAAACAGGCGGGGAACTAACCGCTATTCCCAACGACAAGTATCGTAAGTTCTTTGACAAGTTTGCCGAGATCGAAACGCTAGATGTTTCGCAGTGGAAAGTGGCACATTTATTGGGCTATTTCTGCAAAAGATACAAGGAAGCATTAGGAACGGATTATGCTTGGAAGTTCAACAATCCCAGCCCCACCAAATGTTTTGAGGTATGGCAAGCCAATACCCTGGCTGCAAAACTCTCTGCTAATCCTAAAATCCTCAAAGACTACATTGATTGGGCGTTTGACACTTTGGTTAAGGGTAAGAAATACAAGCCGCGTTCCATTTCCTTCCTCACCAAAGAAGAAGTGGTTATCCCTTATAAGATGAATGTTTTGTTGGCTGGACAAAGAAACTCCAATGTGGATCGTTCTGCTTCCCTGCCAACTATCTACCAAGATATTCTACAACAAACGGCTGGTATTACTATTAGCACGTATGGTGATTTAGCTTTTATCTCACAAGCCGAGCCATTACCAGACAACATCATATTAGCGTTGGATCGAATGGTGGAGGCAGGATTTGATCGAGAAGTATTGAAGAGAATAGTATGATAGTTATTAAAAAACGAAAACTTAATTTTCTTGTGGGTGGCACAAACCCCGGAAGAATGACGCTTGATGTATTGAAGATATTTCGTCTTCCATACAATCTAACATTTATTCCCGATGAAGATAACATTTTAGAATTTGCTGTTAAACAGGCTCAAAATCTTAATTGGGATCCTGACACAACTTTGTGTGTCTGGACTAATAAGTCGCCTGCTCCGTATCCGCGTGTCTCTTTGTTTATTAAAGACATGACTGTTGAGAGACTGATTAGTGCTACCGATAGAGTGGCAAAATTAAAGGCATTCATATGATGATTATTAAGCCAAGAAAATTTCGAGCCCGCACAAAATGGCAGGAACATAGCATAGGTATATTTGATATTTTAGATGCGCTTCATATCCAACATATTGAGATGGAAGCTCCATATGATATTGATGTTTTAGAAACTTATAAGCAAAATATTTTATCAATGAATTGGGATATTAATAAAGCCATGGTAATGCCTGTAAAAGCTCCTGGTAGAAGGCGTCTTGCATTGATTATCAATGATATAACTTTTGAGAAACTTGTGGATGCCATCAATAGGGCGGTAAAATTAAAGGCGTTTTTATGACAGACATAAAAATTGGAAAGCACGTTAAATATTTTTTGCGCAATGGAATGGTATTGGAAGGTTTTGTCGAAAAAGACACTCCCTCCGAATGCATATTAAAATCAATAGATGGTAAAAATCTATTGATTGTGCATCGTCCAACCGAGGATATATTGCTGACGAAGGTGCTGCTAGAAGAGCCTGAAATTGTAGAAGAAAAAGTTATTGAAACTCCTAAAAAATTGACAGAAACTCAACAAGAAGTCAGAGATAAGTTGCAGCAAGTTATACGGCCCACGGGCGAACCAGAGCTTGATAAACTAAATATCAAACAGCTACGTGTGCTGGTGCAAGAGCAAGATAAACAAATCATCGCTCAGAAAAAGAAGGAGCACTTTGGAAGTCCAGGGGCTGCCAAACGAGCCGTACCATATAGCACACCGAAATCAGCATATATGCCCGGCAAACTGCCAAGGATGTAAGTATGGAACCGTTAAACTTTGTTCGCTCATCAGCATTAAATAATATTCCAACTAAAAAACTACAAGATAAGCTAACTGCCATACAAGAAGGGGAAGATGCTCAGGAAGCTAAGATTATCAAGCTAATCGCTATCAATCGTTATGCTGAGAGTAATATTCCTATTGAGTATTGGGGATTGTCGATGGAAAAAGATTTCACTGGGGATCCTCGCCTCAAACAGAAGTATGATGAATATGTGGTGGACGTCAAGAATTCTTACATTACTGGCAACTCTCTGTGTTTAGCAGGAGCGCATGGTCTGGGCAAAACTATGACGGTCACTTGTATGCTTAAAAAGGCTGCTCAAAAAGGATACACTTGCCTCTACACTAATTTGAGTGATATCGTTTCAGTGATGACGCAAGCTAGTAGTGAAGATAAGTTTCTATCTAGACGAGAATTGGTGTTGGTAGATTTTTTAGTGATTGATGAATTCGATCCTAGATTTATGGCAACGGAGAATGCGGCTGATTTATATGCTAGAAGTTTAGAGGGCGTGTTCCGCACTCGTAGTCAGAATAAACTACCTACTTTGATGTGCACTAATAGCCCCAATGTAGTAGAAAGTTTTAGCGGCCCACTCCGAGCTAGTATTGACAGTTTGATGAAGGGGTATATGAAAGTCTTCTCCGTATTAGGCGATGATTTTAGAAAGAAGGGTAAATGAGCTTTAACGCGTTAGATTTAACAGTTCTCAAAAGTATCATTTCCAATAAAAAGCACGGTCTAGATTTCGCCAATGATAGCGATGCTAAAATCTTTTCTCCCGAAGTATGGAATTTTGCCAATGTAGTAGTGGGATACATCCGCACTCACAAAGAGCTTCCGACCTTACGAGTGATCTCGGAAAAATTATCCAAAGGCAATAACGATAAGTTGGTAGAAAATATCAAAATTATCTGGGCGGAATTAGATAAAATTACGGCCAACGAACACGAGTATAAACACGACCTAGAAAAAGTCAAGCAACGCTTTGCCGAAAAACAACTCCTCAACACACGAGATGCACTGGTCAAGTTAGAGCCGGGCAGCATAGATGTCAATAAGTCCATTCTAGAATTGCAAAAAACAATTCAATCTGTCAAGTCGTTGCACCAAGTTCGTTCTTATGAACGCAAAACCTTGAAGGAAGCAGTCACTGGCTTCCGTGATGAATACAATGCCAAATTGCAAGATCCCAATTTTGACGCTGGTATCCAAACAGGATATTCCTATTTAGACTATGTGACGGGTGGACTACGACCTGGTGAATTACTTCTCATTGGTGGTGAGAGCGGATCTGGTAAAAGTATGTTACTGATGAATATGGCTATTCAGATTTGGTTGCAAAATAATAAACCAGAAGTGCAGCCGGCATATCTACCTGGAAAAAATGTCCTTTATTTTTCATTGGAAATGCCTTTCAAGCCCTGTCTCAACCGCGTGTTAGGAAGACTGTCCTCTAGCCCAACTAAACTAATTCGTCAGGCTAAACTTAATCAAATGGACGCAGAAAACCTTAAAAAAGTGCTGAGATTTATTAATGCGTACCCTTATCACTTTGAGATTGTGGATATTCCTCGTGGAGCTACCATAGAAAGTTTGGAGTTGATATATGAGGAAGCCAAGGCCATTTATAATCCTGACATCGTGGTCATCGATTATTTAGGTTTGATGGATTATCAAGGAGGCAAAGATTTGGATGATTGGCTGAAACTTGGTAAAATCAGCGAGGCATGCCACGAATTTTCCAGGGTACATAATTGCACCACGTTAAGCGCAGTGCAACTCAATCGCCCAAAAAGCAACAAAGAAGAGGATAAAATTGGATTGCATCGTATTGGTCGTTCAGGGTTGATTATGACTAATGCTAATATTGCTATTCAAATTGAAAATCGTCATAATGAAAAAAGTTTTCCAGATATGAAGTATCACATAATTAAAATGAGGGATGGTGAGCTTGGTTCTGCCACCCTCATCAAAGATTTGGCACGAGGTTCTTTGCTCGACAATCCAATAGAAGAAGACACCACTACTTTTGAGCTGCGTGATATAGATGACATATCAGAAAAGATCGAGCGACTGGACATATAGTGAAAAAAGTGTGCATTAGATGTGGAGTTGAAAAAGATACAGACAATAGTGATTTTTCCTTCATAAAAAAGACTCAAAAATACGATAACACTTGTAGACAGTGCAACAGAGAATACCAAGAGAACTATCGTGAAGAAAACAAACAAGTATTGTTATCTGATAAAAAACTATACTATCAAAATAATAGGGTGAGTATAAGGGCCAAGCAAAAACTCTACAGGCAACAAAATCTTGACGCGTATAAGATACGAGACAAAAAGTATTATGAAAACAATAAGGATACAATAATTTTCAAGAAGCGTGCTTATAAAAAGAAACGACGAGAAACAGACCCAGTTTTCAATTTGAGAAACACGATATCAAGAGCTATAACTTTAATGATTTCTTCCCAAGGTGCCATAAAACATAGGAAATCTTGTTTGAAACATCTACCATACACCATTCAAGAATTAAAAGATCACTTGGAAAAACAATTTGAGCCGTGGATGAATTGGGATAATCACGGAGTATATGTCAGTAATCAGTGGGATAATAATGATTCATCTACTTGGTTTTGGCAGCTTGATCATATTGTGCCGCAATCTGACTTGTCTTATTCATCAATGGAAGATGATAATTTTAAGAAGTGTTGGGCATTAGAGAATTTACGACCTCTCAGCGCTAAACAAAACCATCTGGATGGTGTCAATAGAACGAGACATAAATAAGCATATAATAAGGGTTAAAATGAAACCAGATGAAGAAGTTGTCGGGGAGGCAGTCAGAGTAGAATATACGGAACACGATGGTAAACTATTTTTAGTCTTTGAGATAACGAACGAAAAATATAAACAAGATATCAAGTTAAATTGGATAAAAGATTTAGAATACAAAATTGTGGATAAGTCTTTGGTAAAAAAATGAATGATATAGAATATAACAATCTCATATTGTTGGCAGAAAATTACAAACACATATGCATCAATATGTCCGAATATACTGGTATAATTACTGGACAATACTGGAAGCTAATGTCTCTAATTACAGAACAAAAAATTATACAAGCTGGTTTATACGGAACTCTTTTTAGCGCCAAACTTTGGGTGGGAAAACATATTGCCCCTAGTTATGTTTCGGTATCTAATAATGGTACCATAACCAGCATTGAAGAAATATGGTTAAATGAGGAGGAACTTAGTAAGTGGTCGGATCAGTGCCCACTAAAATTAGCTAACGAGATGGAACGAGCACTGAAACTGAAAGCTTTTTGGTAAAATGATTGAACTAACTTATTATTTTTGTGAGCCTTGTGGCCACGAATGGAAAAACAAAAGTGATTTTGTCCAACAATGTCCGAATTGCCAGTCCGATAATATCTACATTTCTGAATTAACAGATACGCAGCCAGAGGGTATAAAGGAAGAATAAAATGAGTTTATGGTGCTTTACAGATCAACCAATAAAAATTGGCGATGAGTATCAGGGATATTTAGTAGTTAATATCCAGCAAAAAATAATGCCATCAGTTTTGATGTATAACTATCACGCTCGCTTGCAAAATCTACCAGAGCAACCAGAGATAATGAAACAATGTATCCAACTTTCAAGCAAGGAAAAATAAATTCCTTCTGATAGGCAATTACGTTATTAACATAATACTTATCAATATAAGTGTATTAATATTATGACAATTTTATCTATTAAAGAAATCCCAATATTGCCTTCTGGCAAATATAAACACAGAGAGATATTATTAAAATGTGATGAGTGTGGAATAGAATATACCAGACCACATAGTAAAAATAGGGATTTAAAAAGCGAATTACATTTTTGTTCTAAACGGTGTAGCGATAAATCAATAACTGATGGTGCATTAAGGCAAAAATCAGTTAATACAATGAATGTAAAGTATGGCTCGTCATATGTTAAAACTAAAAAATTTAAAGTTGAACGGGAAGAAACATTTTTACGTAAGTACGGGGTTAAAAGTATACTTAATTCTCCTGAAATAAAACAAAAGATCAGAAAAAGTAATTTAGAAAAGTATGGTCAGGAAGTTTATGCCGGCAGTGATGATTGGGAGTCGAAATTAGATCGTATTGAAATCGCCCGTAAAGCGTGGCTTACCAAAATTGAAAATGGCACTTGCTCTAAATCGGCTCCTGAGGAAAAATTATTTTTGCTATTAGAAAGTGTTTTTGGTAAAAGTGATATAAAAAGGCAAGTTCGTGTTATTAGACGGTGGATAGATTTTTATATAATTTCTATAGATTTATATATCCAAGTAGATGGGGTCTATTGGCACGGGCTCAACAGAAACATTGAGCTAATTAAACTAGGAAAAACATCACAAGATAGGAAAATATATAAACAAATATTAAGAGATCAAAAACTTAATCAATATATGAAAGATAATAATTTTAGGTTAGTCAGATTAACTGATGAACAAATTAAAACTTATTTACCAGAAGATATCATTGCTATATTAAAAGGAACGTAAAATGCCACATTATGAATATGAATGTCCCGAACACGGAATATTTGAGGAGTTTCATTCTATACTTCTAAAATTAGAAAATTGTCCGCGATGCAAAGAGACGGGCAAAGAGCAGCCCATCAAACGACTAATTTCTCTTGGTGGCAAAGGAGTAGTGGAGCTCTACGGAAATGAATTGGTAGAGAAGTGCAAAGATGATGCCCAGAAACTCAAAAAGGAAGCTGCCAAAGACGAAAAGGTATATGCTAATCTTTTAGGAGAAGAGAAATATCAAAGTATGCAAACTAGAATGGATCAACAAAAGAGAATACGAAGAAGCAAGTGAATTATGCCAAACTACTTATATGAATGTCCAATCCACGGAGAATTTGAGCACGAACATTCCATTACAGAACAATTAGAGTTTTGCCCTACTTGCCCTGACTTGGGTGGTCGTCCAAAAGTTAAACGACTAATTGCTAGTGGCACCAACTTTATTTTAGGTGGTAGTGGCTGGGCCAGAGAGGGATATTCCAAGTGAGCCAAGACAGAGATAATAGCAAGCTAAAAAACATCGTTGAGCTACTACAATTTGCTTTATCTTTGGACGATGAAGAAATTATTAGAACGACTATTGAAAGTGTTATTGAATTATTGCAAGAAGAAATCACCAAATAAATACGTTATGTTATGACGCTGATGCGCTATATTTTCAAGCCCCAATGCATAACAAGATATACTATTACTTTCGAGCCGAAGAGAGAAAATAAACATGTTGACAGAACTAGAAGCGCATGACCTAATGACTAAGTTGATTGATCTCAGGACGAGGTTTGCAGAAACCAACGACACCAAGATTGAGGCTGAATTGAAGCGTCATGAAAAAGAATGTATTGAAAAGTTTAAGTATCTTGTGACGATGAGGACTGTCCGTTATAAGTCTTTTAGTAATTACGAAGATCTCAATCAAGAAGGTTTTGAGGCCCTAATCAAAGCTATGAAAACCTTTAAGCCTAACAAGGGTAATTTCTTTGCTTGGGCGCATAATTATATTGGCACTCGTATTTCGAGAAGCGCTAATTTGCACACTACTATTCGTTTTCCGTTGAAGGTGGCCAAAGCGCACACTCCACATAAGGAAGCGATTATGCCGTTGCAAATTGAAGAGCGTTTTTGCCCAGATAAAGAGTTAGAAGAGTCACAAACCACCCACGCTATTCATAAGGCCTTGTCTGTTCTCTCTAAAGAACAACGAGAAATTATTAGTTTGGCGTATGGGTTTGATGGTGACAAGCCAATGTCAATTAATAAAATATGTAAAAAACTCAATATCTCTCGATTGAACTATATCAAAACAATCAGTAGTTCCCTTTCTTATATGAAAGAGAACATAAAAATATAACGCGTTGTAACATAGGACGCACCTCATGCTTAACCTTAACAATTAAGTAGCTGGATACTTTTTACCTTATTTCAGGACACATATGACTTTACTAACGCCCCGAGTTTCTTACGCCCCCTTCGAATATCAAAAAGCTTACCAGTACTGGGAACTACAACAACAATCACATTGGCTGCATACCGAAGTATCCATGGCATCCGATATTAATGATTGGAAAATGAAGCTAAATGAAACAGAAAAAAATATCATCGGACATATTCTAAAAGGTTTTACTCAATCAGAAGTATTCATTCAAGAATATTGGGGGCAAATGGTGGGCAAGTGGTTTAAGAAGCCAGAAATCCAAATGATGGCTGCCACTTTTTCTTCTTTTGAGAGCATTCATGCCGTCTCTTATGCTTATCTAAATCAGTCATTGGGCATTGAAGACTTTGAGGCTTTTCTCCATGAACCGACCGCCAAAGCCAAGATTGATCGTTTGATCGCTGCCAAAGGAAAAAGTAAGGAAGAGATTGCTCGTAGTTTGGCGATCTTTTCTGCTTTCAACGAAGGCGTTAATCTTTTTTCTTCTTTTGCCGTGCTCCTCAACTTCTCTCGATTCAATAAGCTGAAAGGCGTGGGGCAAATTATTGCTTTCTCTATTAAAGATGAGAGCTTGCACTCCGAAGCTGGCTGTTGGTTATTTAGAACGTTGATTAGCGAGTTTCCTGAGATTATGACCGATACTCTCAAAGAAGAAATTTATGATGCCGCTCGTCTGACCGTAGAGTTAGAAGATGCTTTTATTTCCAAGGCCTTTGAGTATGGCTCCGTGGAAGGATTGGATTTTCACGACCTCAAAACTTTTATTCGTTTCCGCACTAATACTAAGTTGGGCGATTTGGGCCTTGGTAAGCTGTGGAAAAATATTGACAAACAAGCTATGGAAAGAATGGCGTGGTTTGATATTATGTCAGCTGGCACTTCACATGACGACTTTTTTGCTAGCCGTGTAAATTCATACGCCAAAGGAACTATGGACTTTTCTCACGTATGGGATGTAGCATGAACTTGGAAGAGCTAAAACAAGCAGGAGAGGCTCCAAATTGGTTGACAGAAGAAGGATATCGCACATTGAGTGGCGGCTATTTGCTCACCAACGAAACTCCCCGTCAAATGTACACGCGCATTGCACAAGCAGCCGCTTCTTATTACGAGGACTCTGAGAAATGGCAAGACAAATTCTTCAATGCGTTGTGGAAGAATTGGTTATGTCCTGCCTCTCCGGTAGCTGCTAATTTAGGTGCGGATCGAGGTCTCCCTATTTCCTGCAATACTGTTCATGTGGATGATAGTGTTGACTCTATCTTTATGAAGAATTATGAATTTGCTGTTCTCTCTAAAAACGGAGCGGGTGTTGGAATTTACTTTGGGGATATCAGAGGCAGAGGCACCCCTATCAAAGGCAATGGCGTTAGTGAAGGCGTTATTCCGTGGGCCAAAATATTTGATACAACGACCGTGTCAATCAGTCAAGGAAGTACTCGTAGAGGTGCTTCGGCTATCTATTTGCCTATTGAGCATCCTGATATTCAGGAATTCATTAATATTAGGCGCCCCACGGGAGACGCCAATCGTAGATGTCTAAATATTAATCATGGTGTTTGTATTAGTGATGCTTGGATGCAATCTATGCAAGCTGGTGATAAAGAGAAACGACAAATTTGGATGGAAATCTTGAAGGCTCGCGTGGAAACCGGTGAACCTTATTTGTTTTTTACTGATAATGTTAATAACAATAACCCAGAGTGTTATGTCAAAAATAATCTAACGGTCAAGAGTTCTAATATTTGTTCAGAAATTACTTTACATACTGATCCTAATCACAGTTTTGTATGTTGCTTATCTTCCCTTAACCTAGTGCGTTGGGAAGAATGGAGAGAGACAGATACCGTCAATGTGGCAGTCAGATTTTTAGATGCGGTGTTGTCAGAATACATTAAGAAGACGGAACATATTAAAGGTATGGAAGCTTCCCGAGCCTCCGCTATCAAGGGTAGGGCTATTGGTCTGGGTGTTCTGGGCTGGCATACTATGTTGCAGGAGAAGGGTATTGCTTTTGAGAGCTTCGATGCTATGCAGTTGAACGCTCAAATCTTTCGTTCCATTCGTGCCAAAGCAGAAGAAGAAACTAAATTGTTAGCGGAAGAGTTGGGAGAGCCAGAGTGGTGTCAAGGGTTCGGTAGACGCAATACCCACCTATTGTCCGTGGCTCCAACAGTTTCTAATTCTACTATTTCGGGAGGCCATAGCGCGGGTATCGAGCCGATCTCCGCTAACGTTTTTACTCAGAAGTCAGCTAAGGGTACTTTTATTCGCAAAAATATTACTTTGGAAAAGCTATTGGCCACCAAAGAAAAAAATACTCCCGAGGTTTGGAAGTCTATTAATGAGCAAAATGGTAGTGTTCAGCACCTTTCCTGCTTGACAGAGCAGGAAAAGCAAGTCTTTCTAACAGCTCGTGAAATCAATCAGTTTGCCGTTATCAAATTAGCAGTACAGCGACAGAAGTGGATTGATCAAGCACAGTCAGTTAATTTATTTTTTGCCATGAACTCTGACCCTAAATATATACACGAAGTACATATTGCAGCCTGGAAAGGCGGATTAAAGACACTATACTATTTCCGTAGTGATGGTGTAATCAAGAGTGATTTAGCTTCTAGAAGTGAAGATGATTGTAAAGCTTGTGAGGCCTAATACTAAAATGGTATTACTAGTGAAATGAAAGGTACAATACTTCTCAGTCATGATGAGGACACCCACCGAATAGAGGAGGAAGAAAAAGCACGTTTTATTCGAGGATTTCTAGAACAATGTTTCGAAGGCGCCCCCGAAGTAGCTGCCCAAATTAACTCAATTTGGAATGTGGATGGGCCTTTGCCAGCTTCCCAAAAAGTAAAATTGAGAGGCCTTCTCACCACCTTTGGTATCCAAATTATAGATAATCTTGATGGGCACATGCAGATATATTTAGAAAATGAACTGCAAGCTGAATGGTTCAAGTGTACTTACAAATTGAAAAAAGATCTACGTGTTATTGATCCACGCAAGCGTATTTACCTTGAAATGGAAGTAAGTTGTTGGAGCGTATTCGATTCACCAGAAGAAAAACAAGAGACCTAATGAGAAAAAGAAGGCCAAATTTTACTACAGAAAGTTTCGTGCGTGAGTCGATGATAATTCACGGTAATGTTTATGATTATTCTTTAACTAAATTTATGGCAATCAAAAAACCTGTTGAAATTATTTGTGATAAACACGGAGTATTTACGCAGAGCCCCGAAGTTCATCTAAGGGGACATGGTTGTTTTAATTGTGGAATAGAAAAAACCGCCAATCACATTAAAAGTAATTCTCAATCGTTCATCGAAAAATCAATCCAAATACATGGAAATTTATATTTATATGAATTGGTTGATTATTCAAATAACAATAAAGCAGTAAAAATAATTTGCAGATCACATGGTGAATTTTCGCAGACTCCAGCCTCACATTTAGTTGGAAGAGGCTGCCCACATTGTGCAAAGGAAAAAATCAACAAAGATAAGCTGCTCACTCTAGAAGAGTTTGTTGCCAGATCTAAATCTATTCATAATGATAAATACAGTTATGATGAGGTAATTTACCAAACTGAAGATATTCCGGTAATTATTATATGTAAAGTGCATGGTAAATTTTTACAAACGCCAAGGGTGCATTTACGAGGATCAGGTTGTCGCAAATGTGTAGGAACTATCTCTAAAATGGAAACTATGTGGCTTGATAGTCTAAATGTTGATTTAGATAATAGGCAAAAGACCCTGAAAATAGGGGATAAACGTTTTTTAGTAGACGCTTATGATCCTACTACAGATACCATTTATGAATTTTATGGTGACTATTGGCATGGTAATCCTGAGGTATATGCTCCACAAAAAATTAACGCAATAAATAAAAAGACTTTTGAAGAATTATATTGTAAGACAATTGAGAAAGAAAGCACTCTAAAAAATGCTGGTTATAATGTAATTAGCATTTGGGAAAGCGATTTCAATGCCTAAAACTTATGTTCTTGATACTAGTGTTCTTATTTATGATCCTGCTGCGTGGAGATGCTTTCCGAATGCTATGTGTTTGGTGCCCATTGCCGTCCTTAATGAACTAGACAATCTGAAAAAAGGCCCTGCGGAAGCTGGTAAAAATGCCAGAGTAGCCATTAGATTGCTAGATGATATTTGCGACCAAGGCGATATCAGCACTGGTATATTGTTAGACAATGATATTCTACTTAAAATAGATGCTACTTACCGTAATTGTGCCTTGCCGCCCTATGATGGATTAGGCGATGCTACTTACGGCGATACGCACATTTTAGCCTGTCTTTGTGAAACTTGGCACAACCATCCCGAACGTGATGTTACCTTGGTTAGTAACGATATCAATTTGCGTGTTAAGGCCAAGTCTCGTGGTATTGATGCAGAAGCTCACGAAGGAAAAAGATATTCTCTTAGTGATTTATATGCTGGCAATCAAATTGTTGTCCATGAAGATGCCGGTATGGATTTACAACAAAATGGCTTCATTGATCCGAGAGTGTACGGCCTAAATCTAGCGCCTCATGAGTGCGTGCTGTTTCAAGCCGACAATGGCGATGGCATTACTATGGGCCGTCAAGTAGCCCCGGATAAAGTCAAAGTGGTTCGCAAGCAATACCCTTGGGATCTTGCTAGTCGTAACAAAGAACAAAGCTACGCTATTGATTTAATTATGGATAAAAATATCGACTTGGTAACCCTTATTGGTCAAGCTGGTACTGGCAAAAGCTTAATAGTATTAGCCTGTGCCTTGGAATTGGTTTTAAGTCGTAAAGAATATGATAAATTTATTATCTATCGCCCTATTCAGCCAGTAGGTAATGATATTGGTTATTTGCCAGGCACTATGGAAGAGAAATTAGCTCCTTGGTTTGGTGCTATTATGGATAATTTTGAGCTTCTTTTCTCTAATAAAAATAATGGAGATTGGAAGAGGGAATTAGAAATGTATCAAAAGAAAGGCAAGATTGAAATGGAGGCTATTACCTACATCAGAGGTCGTAGTATTCCTAATACTATTATTTTGGTAGATGAATGTCAAAACCTCAGTAAGGGAGAAGTGAAAACTATTCTCACTCGTGCCGGAGAAAATACTAAAATAATTTTGACGGGAGACCTAGATCAAATTGACAATTCTGGGCTGGATGCTGTTAACAATGGGCTAACTAATGTTATAGAGAAGTTTAGAACCTCTGAGTTGGCCGGTCATATTACCTTCACTCAGGGAGAACGTAGTAAGTTGGCTTCCAAAGCCGCCGAGATTTTGTAAGGAGTTTTCATGTCCAAAGATAAAAAACGTAATCCGCAGCCAGTGGTCCCAGGAGTAGCTGTAACCCCTGATGCTGCCCCAGTTGTTGATAATGTTCCACCACCAGTAGTTGTGCCAGTTCCCGCCGTGGTAGCTCCTGTTCCAGTGGCACCACCCACCCCAAAGTTGATGGATGTGGATAAGATGGCTTTGGATTTGGCCAAAGAGCGCAGACAAACTGCCTTGGCAGAGGCTAAGACTGCTTTGGCTAAGAACGAGAATGCCGAGCTTGGTTTCAAGTATATTGTTCTACAACTATATATGAAATATGGGCTTTCTTCTTCCGACGCTATCGGAGAAGATGGAACGATTGTTATTGGTGGGGCTGCTCAGGTAGCTCAGCAACAAGGCCAGTAATGGAGTTCGCTGATCTCTCCCTTACTGATTTAATTGCCATTAGGCAGTATGTGGTCAATTCCACGGCCTTACCCGCTATTGACAGAAAAACGGTCAACGAGCTCAATGGTATTCTTTTGCTTTTGGACGAAAAAATTATCAGTATCTTGACAGGCCCCGCCTTCAAGGCTTACATTGGCTATGCGGATGTCCAAGAAGCTAAATTGAGGGCTGCTAATATTACTAATATTTATTCTGGAATTAAAGGAAGAAAGTAAGTCAAAACCATGAGAACGAACATTCCCAAAGGATCGTTCAGCGATAATAATTTAGTGCGTCTCAAAAATGAAGATTGGTTGCAAAAACAAAGGGTTGCTGGCAAAATTGCTGCTAGCGCCCTTTTGCTATTGGACAACGAAGTCAAGCAAGGTACCACTAAAACATTATTAGAGTTGGACAAATTAGCAGAAACTTACATTAGAGATAATGGTGGTATACCTACTTTTTTGATGTATAAAGGATTTCCCAATTCTGTTTGTGTAAGCGTGAATAAACAATTAGTTCACGGTATACCTACCGATTATGTTTTGCAAGAAGGGGACATAGTTAGTTTTGATCTAGGAGTGACGGTTGAAGGAGGAGCTATTGCCGATACTGCTATTACTTGCCTTTTTGGTAAGCCTAAATCAGAAAAACATATTCAGTTAATCAAAGATACAGAAGAAGCCTTGATGCGTGGTATTCGAGCTATTAAGGTGGGCGATAGGCTAGGTGTTATTGGAGAGGCTATTTATAAATATAGCCGTAAACATAATTATGGGGTCATCAATAATTATGGTGGTCATGGCTTAGATTGGAATATTCCGCACGCCTCGCCATTTGTGGAAAACAAATCAGATCATACCAAGGGAATGAGAATTCAACCAGGACTTACCATAGCCATCGAACCAATGTTTACCTTAGGTTCTACCACCACTACCACCGCCGAGGATGGTTGGACGGTGGTAACGCCCGATCTGAGTGCGCACTTTGAGCATTCTATTTTTGTCCACGACACTCATGTAGAGATTATTACTGATAGGAGTAATTTGTGCTAACTATTCGAGATTGTAATATAAGTATGAGCGCGGCTCGCCAAGATCCTCTGATCTCTGAAGAAGACAATGGTGATATTATTCTAGATAAACTTATAATTCACGATCTGGATTACGTTATACGGCTAGAACAAGAATTCGGTGTCAAACTAAAGTTCAAGCTAATGTTGGCGGTGGATGAGCCGGGCGGTCCCACTGGCTATTATGATGAAAATGATATTCGCAAGGTATTAAGCAACAAGGCGTTTTGGTGATTAAATGAGTGTCGTAATCGCAGATGTAGCTGATAGTAATATCCTTCTAATTGCTGATGGTATTTCCAAAGGAATATCAGAGAAAGAAATAATTGAGGCGTATATTATCGTTGGGTTCGGGATGGCGGATATTACACTATTATTAGCGGCCGCAAAATTACTATGCACGGATCGTAAAAACGTTCAACCCACCAAAAAATTATTTAAGAGGGTAGTATGAAAATAATTTTCGAGGATAAATCATTTGTGGAGTGCGCCAAATCCAATACCCCTGGCAAAGTAGTTATTACTATTAGTGCGAAAGATGGCACAGACCCCCTTAAAAAAATTATCAATGCCGTAGAGATTACCGAAAAAGAATTCCAAAGACTGATTAGCGATGTCCAAGCCTAAAAACTCAATCTGCCCAATGTGCAAAGAATGGATGATTGATTGGGCAGATGGTAGCCAGTGTGGACAGTGTGGTATTGTATATTGGTCAGCATCAAGCATTGAAGCTCAAATAGGCATTAGGTCTTCCAATACAAAATCGGAATGGTCGCAGATACCTTTACCTGTCGATCAGCCATATTATTATTTTATAGAGCACGAAAAATTTTATACCGTCTCAGAGATGGAAAGATTATGTCGTCTGAAAGCATTCCTATGAACCATATCTGCCCTATGTGTAAGCAAGAAATGGATGTGGCCGGTCGATGTATGAAATGTGATATCATATACTGGTCACTTGAAGAGCTGGAAGAATTACAAAGTAAAAATGGTGATATCTTTGCTACTGAGCCGTGGTCAAAAATACGTCTCAATCCCATCGATCAATCATATTATTATTTTTTTAAACACGGAAAATTTTATACCGTTCCAGAAATGGAACGTCTTACAAAATTGAAGGCATTTCTATGAAAGTTTATTTTATTGGATCTCACGCAACAGGAAAAAGTACACTTGCTAGGTATACTTCCCAGAAATACAATCTCCCTATGATTTCCGAAACTGCCAGAGCAATTCTCTCGGAGCAGGAGATGCAAATAGACACTTTACGATACGATCTAGATACGGCGGATAAATATCAACAACAAGTTTTCGATCGTCAAATATCAGAAGAACAGAAACACTCTTCTTTTGTATCCGATCGTAGTGTGATAGATATTCTTGCTTATTCGGGACAACACGCCCGTATTTTACCCCAGTTGATGCGGGCATCGGAGTTGGAGCCCTACTTGTCAATTTTACGCGAGCCAGGCTCATTTATTTTCTTCGTCAAACCTTCTAAGGCCACTCTGAAAGCTGACGGAGTACGAGAGAGCCTAAATTGGGACGGAGTGGTGGCCATCGATGCCATGTGCAAATTTATGCTCAATATGTGGAATTTGCCGCATTTCCAAATTAATATGGATAATATGCAAGAGCGTGTTAGATTGATCGACTCCGTTCTTCGACCTAAATCCTAACCCGAAATAGCCATATTACGATATAGTCGTATGGCAAACGTAATAACCCCAGGTTTCATTTTTTGGGATGGTTTTAAGTATATCACTACTCCCGTTGTCCCACCAGGTGGTAATAGTATCACTACTTTGGATGGAGATGTGCTTGCTGCTGGCCCAGGCCCAGCCGAAGCCACTGTGGTGGGCATTAGAGACATTACAGTGCCCGTCCCCTCTAGTAACTTTACCGTTCTACAATATAATAACGGGGCTTATTCTTGGGCTGCCGTGGGCGCTAGTGGTATCACCGCCCTAACAGGGGATGTTAGTGCATCCGGTTCAGGTTCGGTTGCTGCTGTCGTGGAAGGCCTGAAAAACATTGCTGTGCCCACACCGTCCGGCACCAATACAGTCCTACAATACAATAGCGGAGCTTATTCTTGGGCTACCGTGACCCTTGCGCCAGGAACTCCTGGCCAAGTGCTAATGACCAATGGTAGTTCGGCCACTACCTGGACCACATTATCAGGAGATGTGACGGTCAGTGCTACGGGCGTTACCACGGTCGGCAAAATACAGGGCGTAACTATTTCTGGCACCCCTTCTGCTGGTGAAGTGTTAGTTGCTACCTCTTCTACCGCAGCTGATTGGGCCATTATCAGTCGTGCCTATAGTAATGTTCTCTATGTTTCTCAAACTGGAAACGACACTACGGGCAATGGTTCGTTCAACCTTCCGTTTGCCACCTATAGTAAGGCGTCAACCGTCGCCACTACAGGCGGGGCTACCGCTGGCAATCTGTATTGCGTCTTTTTTGGTCCGGGATCTTACTCAGAAAACATCGTCTTAGCTCCGTGGGTAGATCTTTGCGGAATGGACAATGGAGAATCCACCATTCTTAGCGGAAACATGAACATCTCTTCTGCTTGGTCTGGTATCTCTGGATTTACCGCTATTGTCTCTAATTGTGATGTAGGAGGAACTGTTGATATCGATGCTCTGGCATTCAGCGCTGGCGGAAATTCTAGCATACAGTTTGGCAATTGCTACATCGAATGTCCAGGCAATTTCAGCGCAAAGGGCTGGGGACCAACTCCTGGTGCGGGATCTGAATTTCAGATTCTCATTTTTAACAGCACTGTTGATTGTCATGTGACAGTCAGCGACATTTTGTTGGTTCTCCTTAACGCCGATTTCTACGATGATGGGCGAACATTCCTTGCCATGACCGCTCCCACTTATGGAGGAACACTAGATAGCCTTGGTGGTGGAATTGGCTGTGACGTTACTGTTGATGGCTATTCTGGAAATACTATGTCTGTGGCTTTGACGGGCACCAGTGTTAGCGGACTACTCACTCTCAATGGCACGTTGGCTACCTATACCTCTACGCTATCAGGTGTTCCTGGTGGAGGAGTTACTTTCTTAGGTGGAGCTTCAACTTCTCAGTATGTGATTAATGGAGAGCTACCGGTCGCTAATCTATCCACTGGCACCAACGGAGAAGTTCTGACTATGGTTTCTGGTACTCCTGCTTGGGCTGCTTCAGGTGGCGGTGGTGGGGGAGCTACTTATCCGCCTGTTTCTGTGGCGGTTCCAACAGCCGCTGGTAATTTAACTTTAGCACTACAGGCTAATGGGGTTCTCAGCTTAGCCGAAGGTAATAATACCGTTATTATGTGGGATAACGCTGCCAGACCCGGTTATTATTTTACTCCGGATAGCACTACGTATGGTAATACTAGTCTCTACAACTCTAGCAACGCTAGTGTTGGCAATAATCCCACGATCGATTTTACTTCCCTTGGTGATGCGTCGCAAGGTTGTTTTGAGGTGGGTGTCAATGTCAATAGCATTCTTTCTACTATAGATAATTTCATTCAAGTTAATCAGTGGACTTTGGGTGCTGCATGCTTGTTTACTGGTACTAATGGCCTCGACATTCCTGATAATGCCTCGCCATCTATTATAACCACGCCAAACAATTTTGGTCCTGGTTTAGTGTGTGGGTATTCCGGAGGTGATGTTATTTTTGCTGTTTGGTATCAAGATTCTACCAGCACTTTACGATCGGTAGAAAGTGCCCCTGTCAATGCAGCTGTACCGCATTATGTGATTGCTACCTTTGTTAGTGGTATTCTTAGCATTTATGTTGATGGAGTCGGTCCTGTTACTTCTGGGCCTAACACTTTACCATCTTTTTTTAACTTTAAAGGTCACAACATTACAGTAGCCTCTAATGGTATTAGTCAACTTACTGAATTTGTAGGCAGTTTAGTAGAGGTAGATGTTTGGAATCGCGCCCTCACTAGCCCAGAAATAGGAAAACTAAATACCTATTACGCTTCTCTAATCTAACTGCTTCACAGAAGCTACGCTTCATCTTGTGGTAAGTCATAGATACCGTAGCCAATCCACGGTATATTTTGATATTTAGGCATGACCACCACGTATCCCGGCGCTATAGATAATTCACAAAGTTTACCGTCTGTTGTCGATTTGCTAACGCCCGTTCAAGCCGATGTTTTCAATCGATTGCGAGATGCCGTTATCGCCATTGAAGCTGCTTTGGGTGTAGAGCCACAAGGTGTGTATGGTACCACCGCGGCTCGTCTTGGTAACCTGGAAAACATCACTGGAAATCTGCAAGTTATCTCTCTTCGACAAGATCTTGGTGGCACCTTAGGTGCACCTTTTGTAGTGGGTTTGCAAGGTCGACCTCTTTCCACCAGCGCCCCAACTGCGGGTGAAGTATTGACGTGGAACGGTATTGCCTGGCTTCCTCTCCCTTCTTCTGGTGGAGGCGCCGGTAATTTCACCGCAGGAGGAGATCTCTCTGGTTCTGCTTCTTTCCAAACCGTAGTGGGTTTGCAAGATAGGCCTATTTCCTCGGCCTCCCCTAGCACTAATCAGGTGTTAGGATGGAACGGAACTTTTTGGATTCCAACCAGCCTACCTTCTAGCCTACCTCCTACCGGAGCAGCGGGCGGTAATCTCAGTGGCTCCTATCCTAATCCGGTAGTGGTAGCCCTCCAAAATAATCCGGTATCAGCCACTTCCCCTACCACTGGACAAGTGCTAGAGTGGAACGGTTCAGTTTGGATTCCAGCTAACGTTAGCGGCTCCTTCTCTGCTGGCGGTGATTTGAGTGGTACCTCTACTAACCAAACTGTCATTGGTATTCAAGGCGTGGCTATCACATCTTCCGCCCCTTCTTCTAATCAAGTGTTGGTGGCCAGTAGCCCCACTACCGGTATTTGGCAGCAAGTAGCAGACGCTCAAGTTTCTGCTTCTGCCGCTATCCAGGGCACCAAGATTAGTCCCAACTTTGGTTCTCAAAATATCCTCACTACAGGAACCCTCACTGCTGCGGGATCTACTTTAGGATCAACCGTGGTATCCGCTTTACAAGATACCGCTTTCGGCACCGCTGGTGTGGTGCATAATGATGCTTCTGGTAATTTTACTAGCTCACTTATTGTCAATGCAGATGTCAGCTCTTCTGCTGCGGTTACCGTTAGCAAATTAGCGGCTGGTACTTCTGCTCAAGTATTGCTCAACAACGCAACACCAACTCCAACTTGGACCACACTCTCTGGGGACGTGACAGTTAGTTCGGGCGGTATTACTCACGTTGGTCAGTTGCAAGGAACCATCGTACTATCAGGTACGCCTTCTACCGGTCAAGTTCTAACAGCCACTTCCGCTACTGCGGCTGATTGGGTTACCCCAGCTAGTGGTAGCTTCTCAGCTGGTGGTGATTTAAGTGGCACCTCTGTCAATCAAACGGTTGTTCATATTACCGGGACCAGCTTACTCATACCATTTGCCGCTACTATTGAGGGAGATTCCACTTATAACTCCAACGCAGGTTATCCAATCTCTTATAGTGTGGCTAATGTGGTTATGCCGTCCGATGCTAACCTAACGCTGTCTAACACACAACTTATTTCTCCTATTCTGCGTATCACTTCTACTCCGTCTTTGACAGCCACTCGTAGTATTATTCTACCAATTACTGTGACGGGTGCTAAGTATGATGTCTATAACGGTACCACGGGCGGACAGAGCTTGCTCTTTATCGGATCTTCTGGTACAGGAGTAACGGTGCCCAATGGTCTCAAGACCAGCATTTATTTTGATGGCACTAATTATGTGACGGGTGCTATTATCGTAGGTGGTGATTTGACCGCTACTACGAACGTTTCTCAAACGGTAGCCAGCATTCAAGGCGTAGCTATTTCTGGCACTCCTTCTACTGGTTATGTATTGACAGCCACTGGTTCTGCTGCGGCTACTTGGCAAGTAGCTTCTGGCGGCTTTACTGCCGGTGGAGATTTGTCAGGAAGCAGTACCAATCAAACGGTTATTGGTATTCAAGCAGTTAGTGTTTCTTCAACTGCTCCAACCACCGGTCAAGTTTTGGAAGCCACTTCTTCCAGTGCCGCTTCTTGGACTTCTTTGCCAACCTCCTATCCTCCTAGCGGTTCTGCGGGTGGTGATCTGTCTGGCACTTATCCTAATCCAGGTGTAGCCAATATCCACGGAGCTTCTGTCCCTGCTTCTGGTAGTTTGATCACTGGTAATGTTTTGCAAGTGTCAGGAAGTGCCGCTCTCACTTACGCTCCCATTAATTTGGCAGGTGGTTCTAATTATGTGACGGGCACCTTGCCTTCCACTAACTTGCCAGTCGCTACTACCAGCGCCTTGGGTATCATTGAATTGACTGGAGACTTGGGTGGTACCGATACCTCTCCTTCTGTTTTGGCTATCCACGGTACCACGGTTCCTGCTACCCCAACTGCTGGACAAACTTTAGTAGCTACTTCAGGTACCACTGCTACTTGGGAACTCTTGCCAGTTGCCAGCTTATCTCCTGGCTCTAGCACACAAATTTTATTGATGGACAGCTCTACTCCAACCTGGACCACCCTCTCGCAAGATTTATCTTTGGGCGCGACAGGAGTGGCTATAGTTCAGTCCATTCAACAAGGTACTATTACCTGTACCGTTAATGCGGGAGCTTTTGAATGGTGGACAGGGGCTTCTACACCCGGTCTTTCCCAAGTCAGCACTTCTTCTGGCTCTGGCTCTAACTTTGTTATTCAAGCACAAGGTGCTACTGGTGCCTCCAACAATGGAGGGGAGCTTATTCTTTCTTCTGGTACTTCTGGTTCTGCCACCGTTGGAACCTTACTTTTGCAAACGGGAGGTACTACCCAAGCTACCATTACTCCAACTTCTGTTACCCTAGCCTCTTTGGCTGGTAGCGGTGCAGGCTATGTGGCAGTCAGCAATACTGGTCTTTTGTCTTGGTCTGCTGGTCCTGGTGGTGTTACTTGGGCAGACGACTTGTCAGGTAACGGTACCTCTACTTCAACAGCTCAATATGTTAGCTCGCTCTCTTACTCTAGCAGCAGTGCTGGTGGTGCTATCAATATCAATGGTACGGGCACTTCTCTTAACTGGGCAGTTGGCAACACTGGTCCATCAATTACCCAAACTGGTATTACCACTGCTACTGCTGTTAATATGACTATTACGCCTCAAATTTCCACTAATACCAACAGTACCTCTGGTAGTTTGGTTGTTAATTTGCAAGCCTCAGGTAATGGTACTGGTGGAGGCAGCGGCAGTGAGGCTTATCTCACTGTTAATCGTTATCTTTCTGGTAGTTATTCCCCTATGTTCCAAACAGGCTTTGGTTCTGGCGGTGCCACAGCCGGCTGTGCATGTTTATGGCTGCCAGGCCCTAGTAGCCCTCCTACTGGTAGTAATCCGGCCATGTTTACTTTTGGGGGCAGAACTTACATAAATAGTACCACCAGTGATCAATTTGCTATTAGTGGTACAGCTGTCGGTGAATTTTCTTCTGCTGGTCTGACAGTTGGAGGCGTAGGTAGTAGCTGGGGTGGTGCTAGCCCAGGAGTTGTAGCCTTGGCACCATGTACCACTTTGCCGTCCTCTATTGAGGGCTCTTATTTCTTGATGTATAATGATCAGCATACTGCGGCACTTGACGGTTATGGTTTGGTCGTGGTGTCCCCCTCTGCTAGTGCGGTAACCCAAGTATTTGAAACCATAGCTCCTTGCTGGCAGGGCGATCAACTTGGACAGATTGGAGTTATTAAGAAATTTGGTGGTTTGGTTACTACCGGTAACAATACACTTACTACTATCATGACCATTCCATTGCTTAGCAGCAATTCTTGTCTTATTTCCGCACGTGTTGTTGGTCGTTATGTAAGTGGTGGCACGCCCCCTTCACCTACTGTTGGCGGACAACACATTGAGGGCTTTTTCATTAATAATAGTGGTACCATTACTCAAAACGGTTCTACCTCATATCTAAATGCAGGCACATCAAGTGGAGGTGGTTTGCCAGGCGTCACTAATCCAATTACTTTTGATATTTCTACCAATCAAATTTTGGTACAAGTAGAAGGTATATCTGCCAACAATTTTGTTTGGACTGGATATGCTGATGTCATCTACAATTAACTAAATTGACACACTATCTCGCAGAGACTGCGAGCCAGCTTCTGGCGAAGCACACTAAATCTCTCTATATTTTGACAATATAATAATTATTAAAATAGGGGAAATACAATGGGCGATACTTACATTAGAACAATCAACAACGATGGTTATTTGCTTTAATTATTTTTCTACCCTATCACTTCCATAACATTACAGTATATGGGAGGTATCGATGTTCCACCAAATCTATTTACTACGGCACTTAGTAAATGGAAAAGTTTATGTGGGACAAACCTCTAATGAAATCAAAAGACATACGGTGGAATGTTTTAGTATTGAGGTCTTGACTATCGCTCATTCTTTGGAAATTGCAAATTATTGGGTGCGATATTTTGTGGAAAAATATCACGCCGATGACCCTGCTCACGGTTATAATTTTAAGAGATCGCTAAACCCGTTAGATAGTTGATATAACTGTGGTATGAGTAATGTGTATGATTGCGCGATAATTGGAATGGGTGTTGCGGGAGTGTTTGCGGCACATAGAATATCTACCAAATACAAAAATATGAAAGTGATCGGCTTTGATATTGGGAAAGGCCCTGCAAAACGTAGGATGCAAGTATTTGGTTGGCTTGGTTGTTTGCCCTCAGGAGATGGCAAGCTTTTTCTGCAAGATATCAACAAGGTATCCAATCTGATCGGAATGAGAAAAACCAAAGCCGCTTACAATCAATTTTCCAAAGTATTAGCTGAGGTCAATGATTTCAAGGTGGTCAAGGATCGCGGCCCCAACAAAGTAACGGAAAAGAACTTTAATAAGTTAGGATATTCAGTTGTCTTGAATGATTATATTCAGATGTATCCTTCTGATATTCATACCCTCTCTAAACAGATGTCCAATTTTATTGAAACTAATAGAAATATCACTTTCAAGTTTGATAATGAAGTATTGCAAGTTTTCAAGACTAAAAAATATTTTACCCTCCAAACCGAACATAAAGAAGAGTATCAGTGTAAAAAATTAATTATCGCGGTAGGTCGTGGCGGTTGGAGATGGGCTAATGACTTGTATGCTAAGTTCGGAATTATTTCCGACAATGATACCGCTCGATTTGGTATCCGAGCTGAAATGAATTCTTCTCACTTGAAAGATTTCCATAAATCTACTTGCTCTATTATCAGTGATAATTTGGAGATCGGGCCTCTCTCTTGGAATGGGACAGTGATACCAGAAGATCATACCGATATGGCTATCTCTGCTTTTAGAAGTAATGAAAGTAGATGGCGAACGGATAAAGTCTCTTTCAATATCATTGGTAATCGTCCCTTCCCTGGTACCGGCTTCCAACAAACAGATCGCATTGGTAAGCTAACTTTCGTCTTGGCTAATGACCGTATTATCAAAGAGAGAATTTCTTCTATCCTGACAGGGAAGAGTAAAATCTCTATTATCCCAGAATATGGTTGGCTCAAAGATGCCTTGATGGAAATAGGTTCTCTTATCCCCGAAATATTAACCAAGGGCTATTACCACTCACCCACCATTCTGCCATTGGCGCCTCAAATCAACATCGGAGATGATTTGTCTTCCGAGATTGATGGGATGTTTGTGACAGGAGAAAGTGCTGGCATCATCGGTATTTGCGCAGCAGCTGTTTCAGGAATTGTAGCGGCAGACTCAGCGTGCAAGTAATTTTAGAACAATTGAAAATGGAATATCATATGTCCCCCAATATCAAGCCTGGCAATACCAACACAGAACCTACTATCAATTTTCCTCCTACCGAGGAAGTCAAAGAAGCACAACAAAAATACTCTTTGTCCAAATTTGATTACGATCTTTATAAAGATGAGGATAATACGGCAGAACCCGTAGTGCGCGTCAAACGCATTAGTCTTCCCAATGATGGTGAGAGGTGGAAAATTTTCTCTGATAGTAAAACCGTAATGATCATTGAGGGCAGCAAGTTCAGCAAGAAAGAACGAGAGTTCCTCAGATCAGTGGATGGCATTAGTTGGCTACTTAGTCAGGCCAAAGCTGGAATAAAATCTTTCAATTCCCTCAAAACCGATCTTAAAAAAAGAATAAAATTAGTCAAGGCTTGATCTCGGAGGTTGGGTGGTTATCTTATCCTCTGAGGAAAACTATGCACAATTATGTATTTTACGGAATAGATACTGAAACAACTGGACTTGATCCTGTAAAAAATGATATCATAGAGTTGTCTATCTATCGTCTTTCGGATGATGTCCAAAGAACTTGGTTCCTCAAACCTATTAACTTCGACAATATCGAGACCGCCGCTTTGAGAGTTAATCATCATAAATTGGAAGATCTCCGAGGGCAAACTCAGTATGGTAGAGACACCTATCAAGATCCCAAGCAAGCCATTGTGGAAATAGAGAACTGGCTTTTTGAGGATAATGTAGATACCGCTAACCGTTGCCTTATTGCCCACAATGCTGGCTTTGATAAGGCGATGATGGAAAGTTTGTGGTTCAAGTGCCAAGCTAGCGATAGCTTTCCTTTTGGAAGAAGATTTATTGACACAATGGTTTTAGAATTAGCTATGGATTATGCGGGCGGAGAGTATGCCGAGGGATATAGCCTCAATAACTTAGCTAAAAAGTATGCTGTCAAAAATGAGCGCGCACATAGCGCGGCAGCAGATACCAAGTGTATGGTGGAAGTATTTAGAAAGCAAGCGAACTGCCTTAAACGACTTTTCTAAAATGTCTTCCAAACGCAAAAATCATAGAAGGCGCAATAAGGAAAGAAGAAGACGCCGTAATATAGAGAAAAGATATTGGCAAGACAAGTTTTTTGAGCTGTATCGTTTGGCTAAAAAAGTGGATATAACACTCACCACCCATAACAGTTTCAAGCCTGATAATTGGATGTTACACAAACTGGGAACGAGCGAACTTATAATAAGTGGGACTGCTGTTGAAATAGAGCCAATTATAGATCGTTATTGGAAAATGAAGGCCTTCCTATGAAAATATTATATGCCGCCTCCAATAATGCCAATGCTAAATTGCAACTATCTCGTTTCCTACGAGCAATGGACGGCACTAAACACACCATTAAAATTGCTGCCTATAAACAGTCATTTCCAAAAAATAGGTCAGTAGATTGGTGTCTTGATGCACTTCTGAATATATATAAACCAGAATTACTATCTCTCAATAATGATAATCTGGGTATTTATTTTCAGCAAATCAAAAGCTTTGCCCCCGATCTCATCATTAGTGATTTAGAATACTTTACCAGCTATTTAGCACATCTGGCTAATATCCAAATCTGGCAATGCAGCTCTTCTATTATCAACTTTGCTTTGTCCAAAGAAGATAAATATAATTTGGGGTTGTTTAAGTTCTATGCACATTCTCTCAATCGAGACCCGCAACATACACAGCGCACGGCTAACATCATTCAGAACTCGGATCGTAAAATGGTATATTCGCACTTTGGTGATGTGGCAGGGGCTCCCAAATTGCACGAAGATTTTGAGTGGGTCAGGCCCTACCATCAGGTATATAAAATACACGCTCCTTGCCAACACAACGTAGTAGCTGGCTTGTCCAAAAATAATAAACAAATATTGGATCAACTCAGAAAATACTCGGACAGCGTAGTTTTTATGGACGTGGATGCCGAGAAATACCAGAACCTTCACGTCAAGGATATAGACAACGAAGACGAATACTACTGCAACCTGAGAAATTGTAATTATTTTGTGTGCCAGGGTCAAGCTACTTTTTTGGCGGATGCTTTCTATAATGAACAAATTTCGCTCATTTATCCTGACTACGAGGATACGGAGTCCATTATCAATAGCCAATTATCCAAAAAGTTATCCCTAGGTGATATACCTTATCCCAATACAGATATTTCCGCCTATAATACTTTTGAGGCAATACAATCTACTTACAATAATCATACTAAATATTTACACGAAGCAATTGAGGCAATACAATGAATTACTGTGCGTTAGATATCGGAAATGTGTTAGTTCACGCTAATTTCCAGCCCTTCCTTAACCAGCTTTCCAAATCCCTCAACATTACTTTGGAAGAGGCTGGCTATTTTATGAACCGTAGTCAGTGTCTCCATGATTTGGGTTGCACAACAATGTTATCGGAGCTAAAAGATCATTTTAAGATCAGGTCTCCCATCATTATCGAAGAGTTAATTGAGAAATGGAATAAGGTTATTGAGCCCAACTTTGATATCATTCATCGCATAGATCGTATGGTTAGACACGACGATTTACAAGTCGCTCTCCTCTCCAATGTGGGTCTGGAGCACGCCCAACAAATGGCTCAAATTCTAGATATTGGTGATTTCTTCAAGAGCGCTATCAAGTTCTTTAGCTGCCATGTAGGAGCCCGTAAACCCACTTTGGTGTATTATCATACTTTCCTACAACTACACCCTACTTTCAAGGGTTGCCCTTACGTAGATGATTTGCAAGAAAACTTAGACGCTGGCCAGCAGTTTGGCTTCAAGACCATGCGATTTTCTTTAGAAGATGTTATGTCTAAAGGTTCCACGACAGCCATTGGTCGCGACTACCACGATAAGACGGCTCAGTTGGAAAGGTTTATTCTTGGGAAGCCCAAGCAATAAACCCGCCTTAGTATTGATATATGATCAGATAGAGCCATACAAAAAGGACATAATATGACAGAGCAACCAAAAAATAAGTTTCAACAATCTGGACGTGTAAAGGTAATCAAGGGTAGCATTCTCTTCCCACACGATGCTGGATTGCGTTTTATCCTCAACGTTACCAACACCGCAGGCAAGATGGAAAGCCCTATGTATCCACTGTTCGATAAGAAGTGGCCCAATATCAAGAAGGAAGCTCGTGGCTGGTATGCTAATAAGACTGGCGCTTACAAGGTAGGTGCGGTAGCTTCGGTAGCCGTTCAATCCGATGTTTGGGCTATCAATTTGCTATGCCAAAACGATGATCTCCAGACTGACCTGATGGGTTTGGAAAAGTGCCTCAAAGAAACTTGCAAGATGGCTAAATATGAACGTGCCAGTGTGCATTGCTCTAATCTTCTAACAGAAGCTATTCCCGAACTGCAAGACCTCATCACCACACAGTTGGTGGAACAAGGTGTGGCAGTTTGCTATTATGAAGAGCCTACGGTCTAACAATGAAGCCACTGGAAAAGACCGTTACTGCTCGCGTAAAAGTAGATCCTCGCATTGCTGATTTAGTATACTTTGTCAAGGCAATGAGGGAGAAATACGGCACCAATCTTGTAGCGGTTCCTGATGATGAATTAATTGCTGATGCTGAGTCTTTTTGGGACACTTGGCACGGTGAAGATTAATATCAATCTATAATCTCGCATCTGAGTATGACCAAACTGCGTGTTGGAGATACCGTCAGTTGTAGGATCAAGTCGTCTATGATCGTTAATTCCTATACCGACTATGATGAGATCAAATCATTCGTTATTGTTGCAGTGGATGACGATGGCTATTTTTTGTACGTCCCTCACTATTATTGTCTGAAAGATGTTATTGTGGCGGATACCTATCGTTGCAAGCAGCTCAAAATACACCATAGGTATCTTAACGAGGAGCTGACTTACGTGCAGCTTAGTCATATCGCTTCGGTGGAGAAAGTCCAAGATGGAATGAATTGCTGCAAATGCAATGAATTTTACTTCTATGCGGTCCCTAATCAAGAAAACGAGACTTTGATTTGTTATTCTTGCCGACAATGTAAATATCGATAATCAGATATTAGTATATGGATTTCGATAGCTACATCAGAGGGTTATTAAACGAGGTGGAAGGGCTTTTTGGCACTAAGCCTCAGTCTGCCCCAACCCGCGTCAGCCAGAACCCTATAAATTCTCCCGGAGGCTATACGGCCCCAATCCACGGTTCTTGGGCTTCAAGCGGGGGCTTTACGTATCAACCCAATGCTACCCACCCCAAAGGGCATATGGGAGTTGATATGCGTTGTCAGGCAGGTACGCCCGTCTATCCCTTGACCTCAGGGGTGGTAACCAATGTAGGCACCGATCCTATGGGCGGCAATGTAGTCAATGTCCAACATGCCGATGGTATCAGGACTTACTACGCTCATTTATCTGTGGCTAGGGTGCAGAAAGGCGATCGTGTTACTCCCAATACTGTTTTAGGATTAGTGGGAAATACAGGTAACGCCAGCCACACGGTACCACATTGCCATTTTCAAGTGTGGAAAGATAATCAAATTCAAGACCCCGCCAACTATTTTCATATCCCGCCCTACACTAATTTAAGTGCAGAAGAACGACAACAACCAAAGTGGGTTTCCGAACAAGCCAAGCAAGAGGCCCTTGCTTTCAATATGCAGGAGCATGTAGCGCAAGGGCGTGTGGCTGGAAATCGTGTGGCATTTTCTACCAATGCAGATAAACTATTAGTGCTATCTCATCAGTATTACAAGCTTACAAAAAAGCTTTCAACTTAACTACTCTTTTTATTTCATCTTGTGTATATGATATTCCATTGATTGTCCAACGTTCAATGAGACGATGATATCTAACACCTTCTTGGCACTCCAAACACACCAGCGTTGAGACAGCTGGCAAACTTTCCCAAAGTAATGGACAGCAACACAGCGGGCAAAAAGTAATATCGTCATTCATTTACAAAAAAGCTTTCAATTTAATCAATCGCATCATTTCTTCTTGGGTATAAGTAGTCCCATTGTATCTCCAATAAGCGGGCCCAACATAGGCAGGTGGTATCCACAATATCACATTATCATTGCATTGCTGACATTTCCACCTTTCATACCCAGAGGAAAATGTTTCAATATACATTTTCCAATGACATAAAGGGCACCAACGCGACATTATAGGAATGCTTTCAATTTAGATATTCGATCCATTTGTTCCTGAGAATACTCAGTATTTTTCCAGCCCCAAACTTTTGTCTCAGCGTAAGTATTGTTTTTATAATACCAGACATCAGGGACTACATTAGGATGGAATGATGGGCATTCCGTAGTGTTTCCCTTGGTGCACCAATACATAGAGCCTGCGGCAGTTATCATTTTGCGATGACAAAAAACACAATTTATTTCCAACATAATATTTCTCTCACGAAAAGACAATTAATTTCATTAGTCGCCGAAATTGTTCATTGAGCTCATCCCAAAAAGCTTGGTTTGGCTTTGGCTCAATTTCCGACAGAGGATCAATGCTAATAACAAAGCCACTTGCATTTCTATCACTAACCCAAAAAGGCGCGCGTGCATAGAAGCGGAAATCAGCGCCACCAAACGTTCCATCTTTTGGGGACTTCATTAGCCCCTCAAACATTACATAGGCTATCTCTTTGAGAGTTCCCTCCATACTTTCGGCGTAATAGCCGTCCTCAAATCGGAAGATATATTTATCCCCTTCTTGGGTCATCTGGAAGGTGAAAATCTGTGGATTGCCCATCTCTTTTTAACTCAAACTTCCAGCCAGCTTTATTATTTTTGTGGATCAACTATGTGATATGTGTAGTAATTGTTCGTGGAACCAGGAATAATCTTTGGCATCGGTAGCCGATCCTATATCGAGCAAGTGACCAATATTATCGTGTAAAATTAGGTAAGTAGCCCAAGCAAACTCTCGTATTTCATATTGTGCATCATTTTTGAGACGCTGCTTGAAAAAATGGATTAGGGTTTGGAGGCTGCACGTCCAAATGCACTCAGAATATACATTGGGTGGTAAAACTAAACGAGCGATTTCCTTGGCAACTCCTGCTTCAATCATCCTATTGTAAGCCGCAAAAGCTGCATTGGTAGCTTGAATAATTATATCTTGTGGAGATTGGCCGCCCACACTGATAATTTCTTCTTGGGAGGAGCCTTGTTTATTAGTAGCCGACTGTCCTCTGACTATTTGTGGCACATAAAAATGATCTTCTACTTCGGTGTAGCGAAAACTTTGCTCATTCCAAGAGGTATCGTCGATAATAATGCTGTGCCCAATTTCTTCCTCACCCTCCCAGTTGGATCCCACCTGATATTTCCACCATTGTCTAAACACAAACAACGGAGCTTTGATACGGAAGGAAAAATAAGAGTGACGATAGGTAGAAAAGTGGCCGTGGTCAAATAAGAACTTGACTAATTTGGCATCTTTCTCGGAATATTCTTTCGACTCTTTTTTATAGGAGACGCGAGCAGCATTAGCAACTTTGAGCCTCGGATCCAAAATCATAGCATCAAATAACTCAACGTGACCGTGATCCAGTACATCGATTTTTCGGAACATTTTTGTTACGTCAAACTTTTCCATTGTCTTACCCAGATAGCGTTAGTTTTTCTTGCCGAAGAAATATTGAAAGTCGTGATAGATAAATACTCCCAAACCGGCAGCTAGTAGAGCAAACACCGCGCCCAACAAAATAGGTTGGGGAGTGCCGCTGCTAGCAGCAAACATGAAAGCCCATACGGAGCCTCCCACACAACCGAGACCAAACAATGCAGTTAGAAGGCCAAAAAATATTCTCATGATTTTTCCTTATTATGATAATTCCAAATTTTACCAGCGTGTTCTACAAAATCTTGCACGCTTCTCTCTCGTTTTGCATAGTTACACCACTTACAACAAGGAACAGAATTATTTAAATTATGCGGTATTGAAGAGTTAATTCTATCTAACCCATTGTAAGTAAAATTTCCATTTTCTATTGCAAATATAGTTTTCTTCTTTTTGTTCTTAAAAATATTATAGGTATTAGTAGGAGGATCGCCACAATAATTACATGATTGTTGTGATAATAATAAAAAATCATCAAATGATAAATCACCATCTTTATAGGATTGCCTATAAACAGCTAAGGCCGTAGATATTCTGGGCTCATCACGATTTATAAATATCGTATTACCAGATCTAAGACAACCACAAGATTTTGTATTTCCACCTAAAAGGTGTTTTTTCTTAATTACTTTTTGTACGCCACACTCGCATTGGCACGTATATTGTGTCTTTGTGATTTTATTCACTACAAGTAATTTTCCAAATTTTCTCCCAATTATATCTGGTGACTGTAGGCATCCACAAGATTGTGTTAATTTTGTTTTTAAGCTATTCCCCAAAACTATTTTTTCTTTGCCGCAGTCGCATGAACATTGAAATAAACTTTGTCCATTTTTATCGGAACCAACTCGTGCAGTAACTGTTAATTTACCATATTTAGTATTTGTTAAATCCATTATTTTGGACATAATTATTTAACTTTCAATAAGACTAGAAGGATAGCTTTCAGTTAATCCAGCATCACTTATTTTTATGAAAAATGGGTTTTCTTTTAAATCTCGTAAATTATGTGCATTTTGATAAGAACATCCCGAGCGCAATCCCTCCAATAATTTAGATAGAATGTCATTATATTTTCCTTTATTTTTTACCAATCTTATAACGCCTTCTATATGGTTATTTTTGTGAGTAGAGCTACCTACATACTCTTTATAAGAAAGACCATTAATCATAACATTTTTACTAGAAGTTTCTTCTGCACCAGCAAAGAGCCCCCCACTCATTACCATATCAGCAAAGCATAAACTTTTGACCACATCTCCTGCATTTTTACATCCCCCATCAGCAATAATGTAAAGAGGCTTATTGAGCCGACTAATAAGACTTTCTTTCATATTAGCCACATTCATTAGGGCGGTTAATTGTGGCACTCCGTTCGCAGTTTCTATTCTAGTTGAACAGGTGCTCCCATTTCCAATTCCACATTTTACCACATCAGCTCCTGCTTGCCATAATCTCTCCGCTCCTTCACCCGTAGCTACATTGCCAGCAATAATAAAGAGGTTAGGTTTATTTTTACGAAGCCATTGGCACATTTCCACGCAATGCTGCGAATCGCCGTGGGCAATATCGATACAAATTGTTCTGACGCCAGCATTATAAAATTGATCAACCAGCTCTCGGTCAGAAGGCTGAACACCAATAGAAACAGCAAAATTCTCATTACCGTGGTCATCAACCATTTTATTGGCGATGTGAAGCTGTTCATGGGGGCTCATAAAACGATGTAGAATAGCTAGGCCACCACTCTTGATTACTTGATGGCACATTTCTTTGCCAGCCACTGTAGCCATATTTGCGGGAATAATGGGGTGGTCAAAAAGGGCCGCCCCCATTTTAACAGAAATATCTATCTCGGAGCGACTTTTTACAGTGGAGTGTTTGGGGACGAGCAGAACGTCATCAAAACACAACCCTTCTTGAATAATATTTACCATATGCTCTCCATTCCTAAACCAAACTAGATATAACGGCCGTATATTTTCAGTTATATAATCAACGAGGATCCATGACACACGAAATAAAAATTATTATGAAATACGAACTAGAAGGAATTGATAGCGATATCGACGTTCCAATCACCACAGGCAGCATCATAGTGTATCATAATGATATCCCCATCGGGTGCATTCAGGAGCTAAAAATACACGCGCGTGTGGATAGCCCAATGCCAGAGATAGAAATTAGCTTTCCCGATCTTCGTGACCCACAAGTTTCTACTACCCCAATTTTTAACAGCCCCACTCCACCTACATATTTTGCAGACGATATTGATGAGAACGTTAAAATTTTTTCTAGGGTACCTGGTGTTCAGGTAAAACTTATCAAGCTAGATACTAAGAACGATACCAACCCACTACTGGAAATTGGAACCGATGGAGCCATCGATCTTATTCCTATGGTTAAGCTCCCTTGATACGGTAAACGATCCTGCCCATACTAGTATCATACTCACTTACTTCGATGCGGACTTTATCACCAAGAAGTATCCTTACACTATTGGTTCTAATCTTACCTGAAAGAGTGCAAAGCACACTATAAGTATCGCTCACTTTGACTGTGAATTTTCCCTTGTTGGAATCCACTACCACACCCTCTATTTCTAGCCTATCTCTATCTACCATATATTATTATCCTTTATAAAAATGCCTTCATTTCAATAGCTCTTTTTACTTCGTTCAATCCCTCAAATTCGTGATCATCTACCTTAAAGAAAATACGATTTATATAATTTTTCCCCGTAGGATATGTGATATGGACTTCAATGAAAATTCCAGTTTCTACGCTCAGTTGCTCTGCGTTGTCTCTCCACAATTTCAGTAATCTTACATAGCTATCATCATTGGGGTAGTATATGTCTTCTGGTAGTTTCATAGAAACGCCTTATTAGCGATAAACTTTTCTACTTGTGCTAAGCCTTCACACTCGTGATCGAACACCTTAAAATAAATACGCTTTATTCTCTGTGTAGGATAAATATTCTCATATTCTACCAGAGTTTCTATATATACGCCAGTTCTAATACTGAGTTGCGTGGCGGCATCATACCAAGCATTCCTTATGTCTTGTGCGGACTGAAATTCATAAGCATTTTTTGGTAAAATCATTCTTACGCCTGACCTAAGATATTTGAGATAACTTCGTAGCGTTCGTTTAGTAAATTGAGAAAACGATCACTCGCGGGAAGAAAAGATATCCACGTTTCACCCCGTACGCAAGGGATGGCGTAATTTTCTTTATTTCCGATTTGGTTGTAATACTTGATGTTGGTATGATCTGCTAGTAGTTGTAAACTTCGCATTCCCATAATGAGAGGCGAAACTTGTTGCCACTCCCCAAACCAATATAAATAAGATCGCAAGTGTTCATCGATACCTAAGAAAGTTAGCAAATAGCAATCCTGATACAAGTCCTCATCCTTGCCAGCTACCAAATGCACCAGGCGGCTCATTTTAGCCACTCGATCCAAAGAGAGGCCATAGTAAAGATCGGTGCTAACAATTTGCTTTCTATCCACCCTGAGGTCGTTATGGATTAATTTGATCTTCTTCTTTTTGAGAAGTAAGCTATTACTAAACTCATCTACCCACCACCTATATAGAGTAGGTGCGCCAATCTTTCTTTCCCCAAAAAGATAATCATAGGGTTTGAGACGACAAGCTCTGATAATGAACTCCATTCCTTCCAGTTCAGTATAAGCTTGAACCAGCTGAATATGTTTATTAAGTTTGTGATGAAGTCTTTCTATGCTGGGGGAGATCATAAATCAAGTAAGGCTGGGTCTAATCCCTCTTCCACAGAGGGCGCAGTAATTTTATGTTCTGCCGTTTTGACAAAAGGTAAATGGTCGATCTTCTTGTCTTCCACCAGATTTTTCCAGAGGAGATAAGTATTACGGCTATCTACCTTGGCATTATGGCTATCGGAAAGTTTCTTGACGCCAACAATATCGCAAGCTGCATGCAAGTTTACACGTGGTTTTATAAGTCCAATATCTTTGGCATATTGTTTGGTCATTGGAATAGTATCCAGCCATAAAGTGGCTGGAAACTCTTTGCCAACACTTTCCCATAAGGCAAACAAAAATCTCTTATCGAAAGTGAAAATATTGTGTCCCACAATGCAACGATGAGCGGGAGTGAGCCCATCCTCGGCAAAGAACTTCTCGCATTCTGCCACTACCTCTTCTCTGCTATATCCTCTTTCCAGGTCAGCCAAAGTTTTCTTGGTGATAGCGAGGGCATCAAAGCTGGATCGTTCGGGAGACTGACATTTGATATTTCTCCATAGTTGAACGCGATCGGTAGCTCGTATGATGCCTATCTCTACCATTTCGTGATAATTTGCTTTTAGTCCATTTGTTTCTGTGTCGATCACATAATATTGTAGTCCTGACATTCTTCCTCATTCCTTATGTTTAATTACCAAAAAGCTCTTAATTTTATTATTTTGTTCAACAGTTGTGCTCTTCTCTTGGCGGTGCAAGAAGCATCGAATATTTCTTCCGCCAAAAAGGTCGGGATATGTTTGGGCTCAATATTGTGCCATTGTTTAAGAAATCCTCTTTTTCTAAATAAAAGTAATGGCTCACCAATAGTATCATCTACAATTCTAGCAACGTGAGTAGGCGTTTTGACCCTATAATAACCAAAATCTTCACAGTCTTCTTTGATAGTACTAGATACGCTACACGCTAATCCAACAACACTAAAAATTATATCCACAAATAAAATAATGGGTGCGATAATTAAGCGCTCTGTAAAGTTGAGTTCTTCTCGATCTCTCATTTTTTCGCAAGCGATATCGAGGCGCTCGTTCCATTGATCTTTTATATATTTTAACATTATTTACCAAAAAGCCTTCAACTTCATATAGGTATCAAATTCTTTTTGCGAGCGACAGCATAATTTCTTCCCCTCAAACCACCATTCCGCCGAGCCATCGTATTTGATAGCGGCTGGGCCATTTGCACAATGCAAGATAATATTGTGCAAACCTAAACCAAGGTCTATATTGGAAGTTATACTGATTTTTTTATATTGAAACCACCGTGCGCCAAATAAATTTTCCAACACCTGACGTATAGAGGACCCTGGATTGATATCCATATTATCTTCATAAATATCAACTTCGATAACAGTTTTCATCTTTTTTGTATTAGGTTTGGGTTAGTAATATATAAAGGCAGCATATCTCTACTCTTATAGTTATCCAACAATGTTTGGCTCAAATACTGGGCACCACTAATAGTCTTTCTGCACTTATTAGAACCACACTGACAAGTCATTTGCCAACTATCAACAGTATCAGTTGAGGTGGTAGAATAATCAAAAGTTAGTTGAGAATTGGCAGGGATAACATACAGAGAATATAGGAAAGCCCTATTACCTACCACGTGCATTTTACAATTAGGGTCGCAGCTATGATTAATATAATCGTCCAAGCCACCAGAAGCGGTAATGAAGGTGTTGGGGCCTACCTGCAATAAAGCAGATTGGTTCATATCCGGTATTTCCCTATCAGTTAGAACGGGACCTGTGATCTCGATGATCATCATATTAGCAGGAATAGCAACAGTAGTAAAAACTCCCTTGCCTACTTTGGTATTTTGTAATTGTAAATATTGACTATACATTATCCGCCTACCAGATTTTTTACGTATTTCAACATCGATGAACCAGCCTCATAAACAGATAATTTGAGCTCTTTCTTGCCAGCCAATTTATGCTTAACGCCCACGGGGGACATTCCCTTACTCAATATAGCGGCCTGTTCCGGCGTTTCAGCTAAGACACGGTAAGTGAGCACAGCAGGGAGCATACATTCCACCTTGACATCATAATATCGCTTTTCAGGGATAGGGGCCGCTACTACCTTTGGTAGAGCTTTTTTTACTATGGGTGGCGATTGAACGGCACTTTCTTTTTTAGTGGCTCTTCGTATTAAGTCTTCAACGATATCTACGGCTGATTTATTGGTCATAAAGTATTTATATCAAATTATATATGTTTTAGCAAATAACTCGTTAAATCTATCCAAAAACATTTTCTTTGCTTCTTCGGGCGAAATGGGAGCTATCAGCATGGGTAACGGGTTGACTGGTAATTTCCACTCTGGATGAATGGGCGCTAACAATGTTTGTGCCTCGGTACTTAGCATTAGAAGATCGGCTGTTTTGACGCTTTTTGGCTCCTCTTCATTTAAGTTAAACCTACGATAAATGGTGTTTTGCAAGCGTTTCTCAATCTTTTTGTATTCCTCAAATTGTCCCGATCTTTTAAGTGGAGATGCCATATCACATACATACGCCTCTGATGCGTCATGTAATAATGCATGCAGCTTATCTTGATCACTGACGAGATAAGACACTAAAACGGAATGCTGGGCTATCGAGTAGTGAAACTTGCAGTGCCCTGTAAAACGGCATTGCATTGCGAGCGCGTGAGCAATATCCTGAATAACGATGGAGTCGATATGAGGATCGAGCGGGTAAAACTTCCTTCCAGAATAAGTTTGGATCCAAGCGTCATCCGTCAATTTTTGCTGAGTATCCATTCGGGAAGCCACCTTGAAGGCGGCATTCAAGGCTTCCAAGTTTTCAGGAGTATCCAGAGGAGGATATGCTACTGCATTGCAACTAATAGGATCTAAAACAAAATTAGGGATACCTTTTCCTAATAGGGTGGTATCGAAGGGATCTATTTTAATAGTGGGGGTGGTTTTTTCAGCCGGTACTGCCGAAACCGCCGTTGCCTCTTTTTGAGCCGCGCTCTCGGTATAAGTTTTCGATTTCTTCATTGGATACTTTCCTTACTTTCATTTCTTCTCGGCGCACTGGGATAAGTTGCCCAATAGCTTCTCCGTGTTTAATTTCTAACTTTGGATAATTAAAAATATCCAACATTTGAGACCCGATCGTCTCTGGCAAATACTGGCAGGCAAAAATCATCTGGCCTCCGTAATCTTCATCTATAACGCCGTAAAGGGCGTGTAGATTTTTTTTAGTAAAGGACGAACTTCTAGGATACAGTGTAAGCCACCAACCTTCGGGGATAAAAGCACGGAAACCCAGGGAAATTTTCGCGTACATCCCCATATAAATAGTCTGGTCTCCATTAGCCCTGACATCCCAACCAGTAGCTCGTTCAGAACCTTTGGTGGGGAGAAATTCATCTCCTAAACCTTCCGATAAAGCAAATTGGAAAGTTGGAATTTTCGGACATTCGTATCCGTCAAGATGTTGTTCGATCATTGTGTTTCTCCATTATTTTGCCAAATAACTTAATCATTAACTTTAATTTGTCAAGTCAATAAAATGTTATATAATTATGAGTTCCTTGCCGCCTTTTGTATTGTTCGTGAATGGAGATCTAACTTACAGACCAGAACCCCCTCCCTATCCTCCTGATTTACCAGTTTTTATTGGGTCACAGCCAGAACTTCCTAGCTCTTACGCTTCTGTAAGTGAGTTAAAAAATTTGCAAATTCAATTATTTATTGATGATACTATGACTAAGGAGGAGTTTGATGCCAGGGTGTGCGCCGATCCTAATTATCCTACTATCATTCATTTGCGCGGCCTACGAATTCTAGTTATACTCCCTACTTTTCGCGATTATCATAACAGAGAATTAGCGGATATCGTCCTCTTTTTACACCAGGGAATGGCAGATGTATTAACCAATAGGTTTCAGCATTTTGAGGAAGATTATGAGCACGAATATGATGGCTATCGTTCGCATACCTATCCATATCCTCCGCAACCCCACTATGAATATCCAGATGAACATCGCCCAAGAAAATTTGCTGTTGGCCCTCCTGGTCAGAGTTATGATATACAAAGACTAAATGTTTATGAATTAATCAGAGCCGCTCATTCTTGCGGGGGTGGTGATTTCTTCCTACCTTTCGAGATGATGCCTCATTGTCGTGATTGCAATTACCCCTACTACTGCGACTATTGCCATACTTTTAGCGGGATTAAAATATGTAGGGATTGTTGTGGCCCCTGTAAATGTGGCTGTGGAACCTACTTAATTGATAACCAGGGGATTAAAGAAAGTCCAATCCATCTTAAAAATTGCGATAATGAGTACAATAACTATGACTTCATTCATAGAAAGTAATTTTTTTATGGCATAATTGTGCATAATGAATAGTGTTTTGCAACAAGGATACCAAATGTCAAAAGCCGACACACTTCTCAAAAAAGCCACCTCATTCGAGAGACTAGCCCTATACTCTGATCGTAAAGCTTTTCTACAAGCTTTGGCACAAGATGCAGGATTTGGTCTAGAACCAGTTAAGCAATACTTGAACTTAGATGAATTCGGCAAACCAAAAGCACAAGGTCTCCCAGCAGTTCCAGCAACTCCGGGAGCCCCAGCCGCCAAACCATATGATATGCCAGTCACCAATATCACTGGTAAATACCCAACCGTTAGAAAAGAGCAGCAGGAAGCGCTCAGCCGTGTTAACAGCTATGAGGGCATTGGAAATCCTATTACCGTAGACGGTATCTTAGGGCCAGAAACCGCAAACGCCTGTCAGTTATTCAAGAAGAAGTTTGATCCAACTAACAAATATAATCTAACAAATCAAAAAATTCTAGATTGGGCAGAAATGCTCGCCGATGAACCCAAATATAAACTAATGGGGCCACAAACTACCCCTCCTCATAAAGAAATGAACATGGATGAGATCGATAACGAATTCAACAAAATGAAGTTTGATCCAACTAACAAATATAAAACTTAATATAGTAAAGGTTGCTCAGCACCGTAAAGACTGAGACTTGGGCAGTCAAGCAAGCGCTCCTATCGGAGATCCGCAAGTTCGATAGCAAACACATATACCTTAGCTTTACGGGCAGCGATGATAAATTAGTCACTGCCCGTATTTTTTATTTTTGTCTTCGGCTAGTTGCGCTTCTACATCGCGTGGTTATACTGTTTTCTTGAAGTGAGAACCCCATGAAGCGTGTAGTCGCCCTAATTTTTACAATTTTATTTTTAATCTTAATTTGTGCCCCGGCCAGCTCCCAAAATAGAGAAAATTCGCGTGAGTTAGTGGCACAAGAATTGCACACCGCTCTTATAGAAACGCCGCATTGCCCCGATAATATGGTGGAAATTGATGGCGATTATTGTCCCAACGTACAAGAAATTTGTTTGAAATGGCTTGACACTACCCAAATGAGATGCGCAGAATTTAAGCAACCATCTACCTGTTTATCCAAGGAGCGTAAGCATCTACATTTTTGTATGTCCAAATTTGAATATCCTGGAACGGAGGGAAGTTATCCTTTGGTAGGTATGGATTATTACGAAGCTAAGGAAATTGCCGAAAAAGACGGTAATCGCTTATGCACCAAAGAAGAATTCAATTTTGCCTGCGAAGGAGAAGACATTCATCCGTATGGATATGGAGATGGATTTCATAGAGACAGCAATATTTGTAATATAGATAAGCCTTGGATAGATTATGGTAAGTTTGATCAATCAAGCTGGAATGATCCGGGAGGTGGGCTGTATCAAGCAGTTAGATCAGAAAGTGTAAGTTTATGTAAATCAGATTTTGGAATTTACAATCTAAATGGTAATGTTGATGAAATTTTAGATTCCGAGCATAGTAAAAATGTAGTCTTGTCTGGCGGATATTGGTCTACGGTTAGGTCGCGATGTCGCCCAACTACCGATGCACATAATAAATATTTTAGTTTCTATCAAATAGGTTTTAGAGAGTGTAAATGAAACTACACGATTTCCTTCACCATCGAGAAACATGTCCCTCCTGCCAGTATCCTTTGCTTACTAGGTTTTTGCCTCGCAAACAATCTATCAAATATGAAGATGATTATATAGTTATCGTCACGGATATGTTTAGTATTAAAAAAAATCAACCTGATTATAAAGTGGGTTATTCAATGTCTTTACAGAATAATTCTTTTCATATTGAGTTTTTTACCAAAGAAGGGGTAAGGTTTGATAAAGAAATACCCATTCATTTAATTGAGAAGTTTAGAGAGCTGGATCGCTACTTAGCAGGAATGTATGTTTTTTATAGAACTTGCGGCAATTGTTTTAAGTATACCTCTTCTACCTCTCCTATCAATTTCGATTTTTCTTCCTCTACTTTTGAGGAATTAGAATTACGTTATGAAAGTTTTTGTTTATCTGTTCCTATAAAGGATGACGACAAAGTCAAAATTATGGTGCTATGTAATTTTACCGATAAAAGAGACCCTGAGAGTATCGTTTATTATTGGAGGGGAAATGAGACTGAAGCCCGATGTGACAAGCAGTATTCTGCTCATGCTCAGTTTCTAAGTTTGCCTCGCATCCCGTTTGTTTCAGTAGAAGAAACCACCAAGCGCCTGAGTGGACTTTTAACTTTTGCTTAAAGAAATGCACTAAGTTTCTGGATACCCTGAAACCATCGAAGGATATCTGCTACTTTTTCTATGGAGACGTTATGAGCTTCGTTGCTCTTCCCAAAATATTTGACCCAAGCACAACTAGTGAAACGATTGTCCTTATCAAAACGTACGGGAAAATCCATTTTGCAGGGCATACCATTGGGGGTCTGATTTCGCTCTTCCCAAACCTTAAAAGAAGCGGTCATCTTTTCATCTTTTTCGTCAGGGGAGCTTAGCAATCGTGTAATATGAAGCTTGAACTTACCCACCTTGAAATTGGTAAAAAGCAGGACTTGCTTTCTAATCTCACTTGATGTGACATGAGTGAGGTCGATAGTGGCGTGACTTTGAGATTGGATAATTTTTTCTTTTGCCTCTGGTTCGGCCGGAATCCATTCCATTTTGCTAGTGTTATAGTCATCCAGGGCGTCATCATATTGTTGTTCTGCCAGCTTCTGACAAAGCTCAAAATATTCTTTACTAGTAAATGAATTCATTATATAATATACTGCATTATTACTAAACCAGCATTATCGTATGCGACCCAACAAGCTGCTAAGATTTGCTAATATATTCTATTCTTTGGCCACTGGGGAAGAGTTGCCGGCTAATTCAAGCGATCTTAAAACTGTCTTGGCAAATCTAGAAAAATTAGAAACCTATGCAGCGCGTAAGAAGTATGCCGAAGCCAATTTAGAACATTTAAGTTCAGGTTCAAGCCGCATTACCTACTTGACACCTGATAAAACAGTGATTAAGCTGGCTAAAAACGATCGTGGGCTAGCTCAAAACAAAGAAGAGGTGGCTGCTAATTCTAAATGCAATTCCAAATATCTCAATAAGGTATTGAAAAACGTTTCTAATTACTATTGGATCGAAGTCCCCTTTTTAGATAAAATCACAGAAAAAAAGTTCAAGGAGATGACAGGGATAGACTTCGATGATTTTGGAGAGGCACTCAGATATTCATTAAGAAGTATCTCTGGCAACACCGATAAAGAAAAGCCCAGTGATTATGAGGAGATTACTAAGTCCGATTTATTCAAGGAGATTAGCGATATTGGGAAGAAGCTTGACCTGATGCCTGGGGATTTGGCTCGTATTTCTTCTTGGGGCGTCAAAGAGGGTAATCCCGTTCTTATAGACTGTGGATTAACTAAAAAAGTTTTCGCGGACCACTATGAAGGAACATCATCTTAAGGTAGTATGAAAAATACCAGAGTGTGTATAATTTATTTGTTAATCAACAAAATTAATGGTAAGGTATACGTTGGCCAAACTTGGAGACCATTAAAAGATAGATTTGGAACAAATGGCAAAAACTACAAAGCCTGTAATTATTTGTATGCTGCCATTGAAAAATATGGGTGGGAGAATTTCGACCATAGAAAACTAACAATAGAATTATCTCAAGAAGGTGCTAATGCAGCCGAGGATTTTTACATTAAAATGTATAAAAGCAGAAATCCTCATTATGGTTATAATATAAGGGGTGGTGGTTCTACAGGTCAGCTCTCGGAGGAAACAAAGAAAATTCTATCTATTCTGAACAGTGGAGAAAATAATAATTTTTTCGGTAAAACTCATACGACAGAAAGTAAGCAAAAAGTTTCGGAAAATACAAAATTATACCATTTGATGGGCGCTTATGATCTGAAAAATGAAGAACAAAAAAGATTTACTGATATTGAAGAAAGAGAAATAGTTCGTTTATATGAAACAGGCACTATATCTATAAAAGATCTCTTGGACAAGTATAATTTTTCTTATACAGTTTTTAATAAGATTAGGGAGAAATTCGGTCTTGAAACTATTCTTCAACCTAAGAGTGAAGAGCATATAGATAAATTAAAGGGCAATATTAATATTGCGAGACAAGCTCATGTTAAAAAGGCGGAAGAAAACACACTGGAATCTATCAAAATAGCGGTAGATTTGAGAAAAGAGGGATTACTGCAAAAAGATATTGCTGCCGCAATGAATATTACGCAGGTCAGGGTTTCGCAGCTTCTAATTCAAGCTGGACTTAGAACAGAGACTAAACGTAATAGAAAGAAAAAATGACAGATTTTTTCTTTACTTACCTTCGTGATGCTATCGCTTATCAGACACACTGCCCTATCTGCTTTACCAAACTAAAAATGGATGAAAATGACGCAACTATCCACAAACAGTTTCTCCAACTCCGTTCACAAAGCACTATTGTATGGGTTATAGAGAGTGGTGAGTTGGTAGTCAATTTAGAAACTAACGAAATAGAGAAGGTGTCTAAAATTAAAGAAGCGACACCCATTTATGGAGTGGGCTATCATAGTAGTATGTCTTATACAACCGCACACCAATCTACTAGTGGTAAAATGTTTGTTAAACTTAGTATGGATTGTGAAGATTGTGGCCAATACTTTTTTACCATACAAATGTTGGTAGATATTGGTGAAACAAAAATCGAATTCATTAGGCTCAATTCCGAGCATTTATCCGTAGAGGATGAGAGTGGCACTCTCCACGAAATCAGAAATGTTTATACCACTGGTAAAACTGAGTATAATCGCATTACCAAAACCGTTCGTCCAGGCTCTCCCAAAAGAGAGTTGACCGTCACTTATGAAGGTGATATAGTTAGTTTGCCACTTATTCCGCTGGACTTACAGCATCCTAAAAAGACATTAGAGAGAATTAAAACTCTAATTTTATTTAGTTGA